AACAAGGGACAATTCCCACAACACTGCGTTCGATGCGTGTCGCTCTGCGACACGATGTAAGGGACTCCAAGTACTTAGTCGGAGACGAATCCGAACCACCCCCGTCGTTTTCAGCACCCCTGGAGGGGTGTTGGCGCGACTAGATTCACACAAAATTCTCAGTTCTTCGTCCCAAGAAACGATCTATATCGTTTCTCAGTTCTAAGTTCTCAGTTCTAAGTCCTTCGTTCTTCGTCTCCCAGCCCCAAGGGACTCCAACCTCAATACAAAATTCCCCGCACCCCCACCCCCGTCTTTTTCTCAACGGACTTCGTCTATAAAAAATTAAAAATTTTTGGGAGACTCTTCTACAATCGCACGCAATCTAACGGAGCAGCGCATGAAGGAACTCAGCATCATCAAACGCATGGCCGCGTTCATAGAAGGCGTTGTTCAGTCCACCAAACAAGCACCCAAGGCCATCGTCATCTCACAAGCGCAGTTCGAAGAACTCTGTGCAGAGATCGGAAAAACGCCGGACGAGATTGAGTACGGGGCTTTCTGGGGCATTCCGCTCGTCGTAGACACTGGAGAGAGCAATGGCGCGTCGTCCATCCAAAGTCACTGAGAAGCAGCAGGCCTACGTGAACAGCATCATGGAGGGCAAGACCAAGAGCGCAGCTGCCAAGAGTGCTGGCTACATCAACCCAGAGCCGCTGGAGGCCAGTGAGACCGTCAAGCGTGAGCTGGCACTGGCCCGTGAGCAGATGACGGACCTCACCAAGATCACACGCCTCACCACCATCGACGGCATCCTGGACGGCATTGCACTGGCACGCATGCAAGGTGACGCGGGCAACGTGATCAAGGGCTGGACCGAGATTGCCAAGATCCAGGGTCACTACGCACCAGAGGTCAAGACCATCAACGTGAACATGAACCAGCAGCGCCTGCGTACCAAGTTCGAAGCACTCAGCGACGAAGAGCTGTTGGCCATCCAGAACGGACAAGTAATTGATGTCGACGCCCAAGAAATCCCCGAGCAAAAACACTAAGTACGTCTGTCGGGTCTGCAGCGAGAAGAAGTCGCCCACGCGCTTCCTGCCTGACGACCCCTACACGTGCACCGACTGTCTGGCCCACGCCCAGGCCAACGACGATTTTGAGCGCCTGCTGGCCCTGGACGAGGCCTCAGAGGTCTCCAAAGCACCCAAAAAGCGCACGCCGAGCCTCAAAATCACCGCTCTGCCGCCTGAACCCGACGTAACCCCGCTCAACCCCTCAAACAACCCCACGGCGGACCTGTACGAAGCCCCGAAAACGGGCGCTGGAGACGTTTTCGTGTCTCCGCCCACCGAGGTACAGCCCTGGCAGCAGGAAATGGCGGCACGGACCCTGGCACGGCGTCGTTTGCTGCCTTTTATCAAGCGCTTCAAGCCCAAATACGACGCTGGATGGGTCCATGAGGACATCTGCAGGCGCCTGGAGAAGTTCGTCAAGGACGTGGAGGACGGCAAGGAGCCTCGGCTGCTGCTCATGATGCCGGTGCGTCATGGCAAAAGTGAGATTGCCAGCCGTCACTTTGCGCCCTGGGTGCTAGGCAAGCACCCAGACTGGGAAATCATCGCCGCTTCGGGCGCGCAGAGCCTCGCCATGAGCTTTTCGCGCTACATCCGAGACCTCGTACGCGATCCGGCGTACCAAGCGCTGTATCCGAACATGCGCCTGGACGCCTCCAGCCAGAGCGTGGAGAACTGGAACACGACCTACGGCGGTGGCTACCTCGCTGCCGGTATCGGCACCATGATCACCGGTCGCGGTGCGCACATCTTGGTCATTGATGACCCCGTGAAGGACGCCGAAGCGGCGGACTCAGCCGTCATCCGTGACAGCACGTGGGAGTGGTACATGTCCACGGCCTATACGCGCTTGGCTCCTGGTGGCGGCGTGCTGGGCATCATGTGCATGACCGGCGACACACCGGTCATGCTGGCGGACGGGACGTACACACGCCTGGATTCGCTGTGCGCAGGGCAGTCCATAGCCACCTATGCACGCGGCTCGCTCGCTCGCACGACGGTATCGGCGGTCAAGTCAAGTGGTCGTGATTTAGTCTATCGTGTTCTAATGAGGTCTGGTAAAGTCGTTAGAGCCAATCAGAGGCACCCATTCCTCACGGTGGCCGCTAACGGAGAAGTATCGTGGACCCGCTTAAAGCATCTGACATCGACCCATCGAATCGCAACCTTAAAGGACAGTGGGGCAAGTGGCGAGGCGTTACGTGCGCTTCGCCAGGGTGCGATAAGCCTGCAACGTGTCGAGGACTTTGCTCAAGTCACTATGCCAAGCAGCGCTGGGCGTCCGGCAAGCGCTCAGCCAGCGCCACATTCGAGCCGCGCCGCAACGCCCGCCTCAAGCACCGCTACGGCATCACCGCAGCGGACTACGACGCTATGTACGAAGCTCAAGGCGGCTGTTGCGCGATTTGCCGCAAGCATGCCGAAGCTGGGAACGCGCCTGGGCACTGGAAGCACAAGCTCGCAGTCGACCACTGCCACGACACCGGCAAAGTCCGTGGACTCCTGTGCAACGACTGCAACGCAGGAATCGGACACCTTGGTGCTGAGTCAGTGGCACTTGCCGCCGCTCGGTATCTCCGACTTCACGCTGGAGCACGTAGTAAGCGTTGAGCCTGACGGCGAAGAAGAGGTCTTCGACGTCCAGGTCAACGAGACCGAGAACTTCATCGCCAACGGCCTAGTGAGCCACAACACGTGGTGGAACGAAGATGACTGGGCAGGGCGGATTCAGCAAGTCATGGCAACCGGCGACGGCGACAAGTTCGAGATCGTGAAGTACCCCGCTATCAACGACCAGGGCGACGAGTACATCCTGCCGGACGACAGCATCGCGCAGATCACCCCAGGTGCTCCGGTGCCCGAGGGCAGCAGGCTCACACGCCTTATGAACACGGCGCTGCACCCAGCACGCTATACGCTGGAGATGCTGATAAAGCGCAAGAGCAACTACTACGCGCTCGGGCAGCAGCGCTGGTGGTCGGCGCTCTTTCAGCAGAACCCAGCGCCGGAAGAGGGCGCGTTCTTCACGAAAGAGATGTTCGTGGACTACACGCACCCGCCCAAGCGCGACGGGCTTACGGTGTATCAGGCCTGGGACTTCGCCATCACGGAGAAGCAGGCCAGTGACTGGACCGTCGGGATCACGGGCATCGTGGATGAGTACGACACGCTCTACATCCTGGACGTATGGCGCTTCAAGACAGAGGACGGCATCGAGCTGGGCACGGCGATCATGACCTATGCCCGCACGTGGAACTGCGACCTGCTGGCGGTCGAAGACGGCCAGATCTGGAAGTCGATCAAGGCCAACTTCGAGAAGGCCTGCTCGGACGCCGCGTATTACCCGTCGTACGAGGTGATCGTGCCGCTGACGGACAAGCGCACCCGCGCACAGCCTGCGCGTGGGCGCATGCAGCAGAAGAAGATCCAGTTCCCCGTGCGTGCGCCCTGGTACGAGACGTTCAAGAACGAGATGCTGCGCTTTCAGGCCGGTGGCAAGCACGACGACCAAGTGGATGCGCTGGCGCACCTCACACGGCTGGTCACCACGAAGGCCGCACCGCGAGGTCCGAAAAAGCAGAAGGCGCTCGAAGGGGACTGGAAGAAGAAGCTGCGCATGCGGCTGCTTGGCGGTGGCGGCTCGTCGATGGCTTCTTAAATCTGACGTACTCTGATATATTCGCAGTCAATCTCAGACATGGAGACCACTCATGGCAAACATCCTCACGGTCGGCAACACGTCGGCGCAGTCCACAGACTTCACACTTGCTGGAGAGTCTTCTAGTCTTTTTCTGGTGGCAAACCAGACCGGCTCGGTCGACTCTGGCAGCGTCGTGCTCATTGAGATCAAGTCGGCCAGCGGCTTTTACTACCCCGTCGGACGCCTGGACGCCGCCACACCGCTGCAGGTGCTCATCGGCCCTGGCACCTACCGCGTCAACCGCCCCGCACAGACCGCCAACGTAGGCGTGGACCGCGTCTAAGTCATGGCGTACACCGGCTACCGTGGTCGCACCAGCGCCGCGCTGATTCCACAGACCTCGCTGCAGCAGCCTCGTCCGTTTCAGCCTGGGCTGAAGCAGTTCGCACTCAGTTTTGTGTCCGAGGTGGTCAGCACGCTGCTCACGCGCTCACGCAAGCTGGGCCTGAACTTCCTCGGTGGCTCCCCCTCGACCCTCGACCCCCGCATTACTTTCACCCGCGCCGACGCCACAAGCTGTGCCACGTACTTTGACAGCACAGGACGGCTGCAGACGGCGGCGGCTAACGTGCCCCGCTTCGACTACGACCCCACATCCGTAATTGCACAGAACTTGTGCCAGCAGTCGGAGTCACTGCCGAACTACCAGCTTGTCTCTGGTAGTTCCAACGGTATTACCATAGCTAACGTAGGGTCTGGTACAGACGCCAACGGACCATACTCAGACTACCGTATCAGCGGCACAGCTACAGGGGCGGCGTTCCCATACGTTCGGTTTGTGCAGACCGCTATCACCCCAATAAGTGTTGGCATGTCTGCTAGTTGTGGATTTACGGCCAAAGTAATTGCAGGGTCTAGTCCTAAAAATCTAGTGTTGTCCTCCCAAGGGTTGTCCATTGCAGACGCGTTTACTGAGACTATTGGAGTATCTAAAACTATTGCACAGGATGGGTCAACTCAGTTTTACTCAACCACTGGCTCCCCTGTAAATGCTACCACTGCCCGGTTTAATTTTCTATTTACTGCCACCTACGCAGCCAGCGATGTGGTGGATGTGACAGTGCGTATCTGGCGTCCACAGGCCAACTACGGTTCTACGCTCTTGGCGTATTACCCGACAACCGGAACACCATACACGCAGTGTGCACCCCGTGGCCTGCTGATCGAAGAATCGCGGACGAATTTGCTGAATTTCAGCAACTCGTGGGGGAACAATGGCGGTGCTTCGGCGGCTACCCAAGTGCAGAATGCCGTAGGACCAGACGGGACTACTAACTCTGCCTACACGGTGACCGAATCTGCGACCTTGGCAAACCAGTACGGCTTTGCTGGTAACACGGCCACGCTTACCGCAGTAGTAAACACAGCAAGCGCATTCGTCAAAGCAGGCACCAAGAACATTGTGCAGCTCTGCGTGTCGTCCACGCTCAGCACAGATTACGCAAATTTCACCTTGTCCGGTAACGGAACAATAAACCAAGCGACCACACCAGCCAACTGCACCATTACACCGCTTGGCTCAAGCGGCTGGTATCGCATATCAATGTCGTTCACATCTCTGGCAGCGGCGGGCAACGTGGTGGTCGGCATGATCAACGCAACCACTGACACGCGCCTGTTGGCATACACGGGAACGGGAAAGACCATCATCGTCTACGGTGCCCAGCTTGAACTCGGAGCCTTCCCCACCTCCTACATCCCCACAACCACCAGCACCGTAACCCGCTGGGCGGACAGCGCGGTGATGACAGGGACGAATTTCAGTTCTTGGTTTAACTACTCAGCAGGTGTGGGCACTGCTGCTGGTCCAGGAACATTCGTAGTTGAAGGTGATGCTGTGCAAAAAGCGGCTCAGCAGTCATTCTGTACGGTTGACAATGGCACCCTCAACGAGCGCATTGAGATCGCAATAAATTCAGCCGGCTTCCCGCGCACTCAAGTCCTATCAGGGGGCGTATCTCAAGCCGACCTGAATGGTGGTACTACCAAGTGGGGCGTTGTATTCAAAGAGACTACCGCATACGCAGCAGCCGACTTCCGACAATTCATTGACGGGGTATCAGGTGGTACATCCGTAACGGGCACAACCCCTACGGTAGACCGGCTGGTAATAGGAAACCGCACGGCAAGTGGAGTTCAGCTCAACGGCCACATCCGCCGTATCGCGTACTACAACACCCGCTTGCCGGACGCCGTTCTTCAGGCGCTCACGAAATGACAGAGCAAGAACACACAGCGCTCGAAGAGTCTCCGTTCTCCGTCACATTGGTGGATCTCCTGGTCGACGCCATCGTGGGGGTGGGCTTCCCGACCATCGCCATCGGCGTCGTGGCCGAGAAGGAGCACATGGCGTACTTCGCTGGCAACCAGCACGGTGAGAACTGGCGCTGGCGCAGAGAGAAGCTGGAGACGCTGTCTGAAGACAAGCTCCAGGCGCTCTATCACAACCTCAAGGTAGCCCAACATGGCCGTCAATGACAAACTTGCCTCGGAGATCTGGTATCGCTTTCGCTGGTGCCTGGAGCGCGGTCACTACGACTTCTTGGCCAAGGCCGACAAGTGCGACAACTTCTTCGTCGGCAAGCAGTGGGAGGAAGCAGACCTCAACGCACTGAAGCTCGCCCGTCGTCCGGCACTCACCATCAACAAGATCATCAGCACCATGAGCACGATCATGGGCGAGCAGATCTACAACCGCAACGAGATCACCTACCGTCCGGCAGGCGAGGGCGCCACCAGCGACGTGGCAGATGCTCTGCAGAAGGTCTGGACACAGATCGCCCACCGCAACCAGATGAACTGGCTGCGCTCGGACGTGTTTGCCGACGGCATCATCCGCTCACGTGGCTTCTACGACGTGCGCATGGACTTCAGCACGAACCTGCGTGGCGACGTGCGCATCCGCAACATGAACAGCAAGAACGTGGTCATTGACCCCGACGCGGAGGAATACGACCCAGACGAGTGGAACGACTGCTTCGTTACGAAGTGGCTCACCTACCAGGACATCGCCACGCTGTACAACCAGAGCGACGCGGACTACCTGAAGGACAAGGAAGAAAGCCTCTTCCCCTACGCCTACGACTCCATTGAGCGCGTGCGCGACCGCTTCGCTGGTCACCAGCTCGCAGGCAGCTACTATGGCATGCAGGACACCGCCCACGTGCGCCGCAACATCCGCGTGATTGAGCGCCAGTACCGCCAGCTCGCCAGCCAGAAGCACTTCATTGACGTCCAGACCGGCGACACCCGCCCCGTGCCTGAGTCCTGGGACCGCAACCGCATCGCCGCCGTGCTGGAGCGCACCCAGGGCCAGCTCACAGTGCTGTCCAAGAAGGTCAAGCGCATCCGCTGGACGGTGACCGCAGACAACGTCGTGCTGCACGACGACTGGAGTCCATACAAGCACTTCACCGTGGTGCCGTACTTCCCGCACTTCCACCACGGCCAGACCGTGGGCCTCGTGGAGAACCTGCTGAACCCGCAGGAGATGTTGAACAAGGTCAGCTCCCAGGAGCTGCACATCGTCAACACCAGCGCCAACAGCGGCTGGAAGGTGAAGAAGGGCACGCTGGTCAACATGGAGGTCGAAGACCTGCAGCAGGTCGGCGCCCAGACCGGCCTGGTTCTGGAGGTCACAGAGATCGACGGCGTCGAGAAGATCACGCCGAACAACACGCCGCAGGGCATGGACCGCATCAGCTACAAGTCCGAAGAGCACATGAAGACGATCAGTGGCGTCTCGGACAGCATGCAGGGCATGGACCGTGAGGACGTGGCCGCGAAGGCGATCACAGCCAAGCGCCAGTCCGGCCAAGCCAACCTCGTGCGCGTGATGGACAACCTGGAGCGCAGTGACTTCATCCTGGCGCGTAACGTGCTGGACCTGATTCAGGAGTTCTACACCGAAGAGCGCCTTGTGCACGTGATCCACTCGGATCTGCAGCGCGAGGCTGAGACGATCATCGTCAACCAGTACGACCCTGCCAGTGACGAGATCCTGAACGACCTGACGCTGGGTGAGTACAGCGTGGTTGTGACCTCCACACCGGATCGCGCCAGCCTTGAGGACAGCCAGTTCGAGCATGCCAAGGAGCTGCGCGAGCTGGGTGTGCCGATTCCTGACGACGTCCTCATCGAGAACAGCAAGCTCCTGCGCCGTAGCGAAGTGGTCAAGGCCATCAAGGAGGCGCAGAACTCGCCCGAGGCGCAGCAGAAGGAACAGCTCAACATGCGTGCGCTGGAGGCCAACGTCTCCAAGCTCGAAGGCGAAGCCGTCGAGAAGCACACGAAGAGCGCGCTGGATCAGGCCCGCGCCCAGAAAGAAGGCGAAGAGGCCCGTCGCATGATGACAGGCGAGGGCGACGCTGCCGAGATGGAGAAGGCCCAGCAGGAGATGGAGCTGGAGCGTCAGCGCATGGCGATGGAGCAGGAGAAGGCCGCGATGGACCTGGACTTCAAGCGTCAGGAGATGGCTATGAAGCTCCAGTTCATGCGTGAGAGCCACGAGATGGACATGCAGATCAAGCAGCAGGACGCCGAGCAGCGCCGCCAGCAGATGCAGCAGCAGGCCTACGCACAGCGCGAGAAGGCTGAGGCCGCTGGCCCAGCGGGCGGCGACAGCGACAACATTTAACCACCACCAGGAGCATTGAAATGGCAGGAGAAGACCGAGGCGATAACTTTACCCCCAGCGCTGCGGACATCGCAGAAGCAGCTGCGCGGGCCACAAACGCAGACATCATCGCAGCGACAAAGACCGAGGTGGTCTCTGATGTAGTCGAGACGAAGACTGTGGACGACGATCAGACTTCGTCCGAGAAGACCGAGACCACGGATGACACGCCGGTCGTACGCGACGAGAAGGGACGCTTCTCTGGCATCCCGAAGGCACGCTTCGACGAAGCCGTTGCCAAGGAGCGCGAGAAGGCCGAGGCCGCTCAGCGCCAAGTGGCCGAGCTGCAGAAGCAGCTACAGAGCATCGACCGCAGTGCGAAGGTCGAAGACCTGGAGAAGCAGCTCGTGGAGCTGCGCCGCGCCGACCGCAAGGCGATCATGGACGGCGACGAAGAGAAGTCGATTGAGCTGGCCGCGCAGATCGACCGCATCAACCGCCAGATCGTCATCGCGGAGAGCCAGACCCTGAGCACTCAGGCCGCAGAAGAAGCACGCGAAGCCATTCGTACGGAGTCCACGATTGAGCGCCTGGAAGAGATCTACCCCGTGCTCAAGGAAGGCAACGAGAACTTCGACCAGGATCTGGTCGACCTTGTGTTGGCTAAGCAGCAGCAGCTCATCACCCGTGATCGCATGTCGCCCTCGCAGGCGCTGGCGAAAGCTGCCAACGACATCATGAGCCGCGTGCAGGCACCGGCCAGAGTGGACGAGAAGCCAGAGGGTGGCCTGAAGAATGCCAAGGGCGCAGAGCGCGCCACTCAGGGCAAGCAGAAGAACATCGACGCCGCCCTGAAGACGCCGCCCGACACGACGGACGTCGGCCTGGACACGGACAAGGCCGGTATGAAGGACGGCCTGCCGGTGCCCATGAGCGTGGACGACCTGAAGGCAATCCCTGAGTCCACTCTGAAGCGCATGCGCGGAGACATGATATGAACCGGCTCTCACGCATAGAGATCGCTCGCGTGTGTCACGAGGTGAACCGCGCCTACTGCCTCGCGCTGGGCGACGACTCCCAGCCCAGCTGGGAGGACGCACCTCAGTGGCAGAAGGACAGCGCCATGCTCGGCGTGGACCTGCACTGCACGGCTAACGCCGGACCCGAGGCCGGCCACGAGTCGTGGATGGCGCAGAAGGAGCGTGACGGCTGGGTGCACGGGGAGGTGAAAGACCCTGAGAAGAAAGAGCACCCCTGCATGGTCCCGTTCGACAAGCTGCCGCGTGAGCAGCAGGCCAAGGACTTCATTTTCCGTGCAGTGGTTCACGCCCTGCGCACAGTTTAAGGAGCACCGCAGTGCACAACATCACATCGCCCCGCACAGACGACAACGCCATTGGGCAGGAGATCAAGGCCAAGGGCTTGACTGCGCCCCGCGTCACACCCGCTGACCTGGAGGCGAACACCAAGGCCGTCTTCTTCTTCACAGCCGACCAGGGCGCACGCCATGCATTCCTGGATTCGCTGGCAGGTAACTCTGCTGAGCGCGACTTCGCCCCGCTGGACCCAGCCCTGAACCTGCTGACGTTCTGCGTCATCGTGCTCAAGAACGGCTTCACGGTGACCGGCGAGAGCGCATGCGCCAGTCCTGAGAACTTCGACGAAGGTATCGGTCGCAAGATCGCCTTCGAGAACGCGAAGCAGAAGGTCTGGCCGCTCATGGGCTACGCACTCAAGGAACGCCTGTCGGCGGCTTGATCATGTGGCTCATCGTTCCTCAGATCCTGCTTTACATCTGGTTGGATTTTCTGACCTTTAACTTTTAACCGGAGTGCATCATGCCTCGTATCGTCGATCTTGCAGCAGCGGGCCTCCGGGCTATTTTTAGTGACATCGGAAAGCTCACTTCTGTGATCGACGAGCATGGTCGCGATGTCGGTATTACTGCTGGCGGCAACGGTGCAACCTACGCCACCGATCCCCTCACCGGGAAGGCCACGGCATTTGTGGACCCGTCTGGCGGGAACATCCCGATCAATGGATTCCGCACCACACCCCTGCGCATTGCTACCTTTGGGGATTCGACTGCAAATGTGGCGGTCACGCAAAGCCCCGCGAATCAAGACGTGTCAAAGGTGGTTGCCGCATCTTGGCAGTCTGGACTTGTCAATCTGACAGCCTCCATCGACAAGTACGCAACTGAAATGTTTTACCCGCTGGCGTACCTTGTCGGGAATGGTGGAATCTCTGGGCAAAGCACTACCCAAATGCTTGCACGCGACACGCTGGCTGCGTCGATAACGCGCTACGCGATCACGGACATCATCAACCTAGCCCCTCACGTTGTGCTTTTGCGGGGTGGCTCAATCAATGACCTGTTGAGCGTCACATCGGGAACTTTGGCTTCAACCGTTGCGGCTACCTACGCGAACCACATCCAGATCATTCAGCGGTTCATGTCGGCAAATATCCCAGTTATCGACACTGGAATTTATGGTTTTGCAAACGGCACAGCAAACACCGTTGCTGATCTGGCGTCTACGCTGTCTGCCATCACGCAATTGAACACGCTGTTTGCAACCTATGCAGCACAGTACCCCGGCAAGATTCAGTTCATCAGCCCTACGGGCTTGGTGTCCGATGCTTCTGGTGCCTACCTTCCGAACATGAGCGCGGATGGGACGCACCTTACCGCATGGGGGCAGTATCAGATTGCACCGCAGGAAGCCGTTGCGCTCACTCGCTTGTTCGGTGCAAGCTCAAACGTGCGCTATCAAGGCCAGAACAACCATGCAAATTCGTTGTTTGCCAACACTGGCGTGCAGGGATATGGAACGGTCGCAACAGGTTTATCCGTGGGCGTGGCAAATGCTACACGCGCCAATGCCAAGATCGAAACCATCAACGGCAAGTTGTTCCAGACCTGTGAAATCACGATCACTGGCGCGTCAAGCAATTCAAGCATCTATTTCAGCTACGACCCGACTGCTACTGCATCAGGCATGGTGGCTGCGATGGCTATTTCTTCCGGTGATATTTGGGGCTTTGAGTTTGATTTTTACTTGGCTCCGCTTAGTGGAAGCGTGTTGAATATCGCATCTTCTGGCATGAATGCGCGAGTGGATACCCGCGACAGCGTTGGTTCTGGTCGGATTTTGTTTGACCGATTTGCTCCTGGTGGGGTTGTGGCAATAGCTGGCCCATACATCGGGCACTTCAATATTCCACCAATTCAATACGGCGACACTTCTGCCAACTTGACCACAGCGTCGAGCTGGTTGGTCCAGGTCAGCCCAGCAGACACAAGCGGCACATACAAGATTGGCGTGTCGCAGCCGCGCATCGTCAAGCTTAACCAGCCGGTCAACACGATCTAATCCCCTCAGCACGAGGCTTGGACTCTTTTCTGTACGACTTGAAATCTAATAGAATCTGCGCTAATCTCACGGTGCGGCTCGTTAGAGTCGCACCACTCGTCCACCAGTACGACATCTGGCCATGGCCGGTGCCCAAGCACCCGAAGCGACTCCGTAAGAGCCGAACAACTCGCATGTCACCAGCGACAGAAGTGGCCTGAGATGAAGCACAGATTGCTTCAGACCTTGTTCGATTTTTAACCATAGGAGTCCCATGCCATGAGCATGACAAACTTTGCCAACTTGACCACGGAACAAAAAACCGTCTGGTCTCTCGATTTCTGGAACCAAGCCCGTAACCTGTCCTTCGTGAACAAGTTCCTCGGCAAGGGCGAGAACGCCATGATCCAGCACGTCACCGAGCTGAAGAAGACCGAGAAGGGCGCTCGCGCTGTCCTGACTCTGTTGACCGACCTCGAAGGCGACGGCGTCGCAGGCGACCGTACCTTGGAAGGTAACGAAGAGCAGCTGAAGTCCTACGACAAAGTGATCCGCATTGACCAGCTGCGCAATGCGAACCGCAACGAAGGCCGTCTGGCTGACCAGAAGACCGTCGTGAACTTCCGCGAAAACAGCCGCGACAAGCTGGCCTACTGGATCTCTGACCGTATCGACCAGCTGGCCTTCTTGACCCTGGCCGGTCTGTCCTACACCAACCGCAACAGCGCTATTGGTATGGTGGGCGGTCGCGTCGGCTCTGACCTGCCGTTCCTGGAGTTCGCCCAGGACATCGCAGCTCCATCCAGCAAGCGCTTCGGTCGCTGGAACGGCACTTCCAAGCTGATGGAGTGGGGCGTTGGCACCGGCTCTGTGGCTTCTGCCGATACACCCACCTACGCCATGCTGGTGCAGGCCAAGGCCTACGCCAAGGACAACTACGTGCGCGGCACGAAGGAAAAGGGCGGCGAAGAGTGCTACCACGTGTTCTTCAGCCCCCAGGCTATGGCCAAGCTCAAGCTCGACCCTGACTACCTCGCCAATGTGCGCTGGGCACGTCAGCGCGGCGAAGACAACCCCCTGTTCACAGGCGACGTTGTCAAGCTCGACGGCTTGTACCTGCACGAGTTCCGCCACGTGCCCAACACCCGTCTGACACCGTCCGGCTCCAAGTGGGGTTCTGGCGGCACCATCGACGGTTGCCAAGTGCTGTTCTGCGGCGCCCAGGCTCTGGGTATGGCCGACATCGGTATCCCTGAGTGGGTCGAGAAGGGCTTTGACTACGAGAACCAACAAGGTATCTCCATCGGCAAGGTGCTGGGCTTCCTGAAGCCTCAGTTCTATTCCCAGTACAGCGGCGGTACTACCGAAGACTTCGGTGTGATCTCTCTGTACACCGCTCAGTAATCAACCACCGCCTGAAGGAGAAACATCATGGCAGTTACCCGTCGCACGCGCGGTGTCCAGTACCCCCTGGTAGCCGAGTTCGTTTTCAACTACAACGACGGTCAGGCTTACCTGTCCTCGTTGACCGGCGCATCCGTCGATCTGAACCCCAAGGCCAACGTCACTGACTTCGGCTCTGGCGTGCAGCCCGTGGGTCTGTTGTCCGGTATCACCTACGTCGCCAACACTGGTGGTCAGACCTACTACTTCGAAGTGCTGACCTTGCCTCAGAACGCCCAGGTGTTCGGTGGTGACGTCCAGGTCGAAGTGCCCTACGTTGGCCCGTCCACAGCGACTCTGTCGCTGGGTGACGTCAACTCTGGCACCCTGTACGCCTCTGCGGTGAACTTGAAGGCCTCGGCCTTGGGTGGTACTGGCTACGCCTCTGGCGCTCACACCGGCAGCACCGTGACCTTGACCGTTGGTTCTGGTCATGGTGTGGTCGCTGGCAACCTGATCAACGTGTCCGGCGTCACTGGCGCTGGTGCAGCTGCCTACAACGGCACCTACATCGTTGACAGCGTTACCGCTACCACCATCGTGTACACCAGCGCAGCTGGCGTGACCGACGCAGCCAACACCGCTGCAGCCGGTTCCCCCACTGTGACTTTCACCGTTGGTCGCACCGCGCTCACCATTCCTGGCGAGCAGACCAACCAGGGCGGCTACGCCAGCACCACCCAGATCGGCTATGACGCCGCTGCCGGTGCTGACATCCGCATGACCCTGGCACTCGGTGCCGGTGCAGCTACCCAAGGTCGTGTGCGCATCCGCGTGATGTACACGATTGACGGTCGCATGACCGAGGTCGGTACTCAGTAAGCAGCGTTGAAGTGGGCTTCGGCCCACTTCCTTTTTCTCAACCTTTGGAGCTTCACTATGCCCGAATACGTTCTTAACCGGAACTACACCCACCGCTCTGTGCACGGTCACATCATCAACTTCGTCAAGGGCCAGCCTGCCTGGGTGCCGCCTATCCTGGAGCGCGATGTGACTCAGTTCGGCGCAGAGCCTGTCAGTGGCGACCGCGTAGACCTGCTGGATGACCTGCCAGCACGCGAGTCGGAGCCTTCCGGTGAATATCGTCGTGCCCTCTTGCTGACTGCTTTTGAGCAGCTGGAGGCGCGTAACCAGCGTGGTGACTTCACAGGTCAGGGACGCCCACACCCCAAAGCCTTGGAGAAGATCTTGGGCTTTGAGGTCGGCGTGCGCGAGCGCGACGATGTGTGGGAAGAGCACATGAACCGTAAGGCCGCTGCGTAATGCTCTCGGACGACCTGTACACGCTGTTCCGAAGCGACGTTGTCGATTCGGTAGCGCCCTACCTCTGGAGTGATACCGAGGTCTGGGCCTACATGAACGACGCGTACAGGATGTTCGTGCGCCTCACAGGCGGCATACCGGATTCGATCTCCAGTGTCACCCAGGTGCCTATCGTCGCTGGCGCAGCCACGTCGAAGGTCAGCCCGCTGATCCTGAAGTTCAACAGTGCGTATCTGCTCTCGGACGGTACGGAGCTTGAGATCATTAACGACCAGCAGGTGCCGCGCCTTGGCGTGTCGGACTATTCCTCTGCTGGTACGACCGTGCGCGACAACAGCCAGGGTCCAGTGCGCTACATGCAGATCAATGTGGCGCGCAACAAGGACAACGGCTACGTGCGCTGGATCAAGGTGCCTGCAGTCAACGACACCGTGCAGCTGGACATCTACCGCCTGCCGGTCGACACGGTGACCACGGGCTTTGAGTTTGACGAGGTGGGCGAAGAGCACCACGAGTTCTTCATGCTCTGGATGAAGGCACGTGCCTATGGCAAGCAGGACGCTGAGTGCTTCGACCGCAACAAGCGTGACGAGTTCGACAAGGCGTTTCGCAGCTACTGCGCCGATGCGAAGGCTGAGGCCCGCCGCTACAAGAGCCACAGCATGTCTGTTGGCTATGGAGGTCTGTAGTGACCACATTCAAAAAAGATCCCGACGCGGTTCTGGACTACACGTTCGACTGGTCGTTGTACCTCACGCCTCTGTCCGACAGCATCAGTACGGTGTCGTTCATCGCGGACTCTCCGCTGACCACATCGAATCCTACCCACACCGCAACGACGGCCACGTGCTTCGTGTCTGGCGGCGTGGTTGGGACTTCGCTGAATCTGACATGCCGGATCACCACCGCTGGCGGTCGCACAGACGACCGCTCTATCACTTTGAAAATCGTAGACCGCTAAAGGAGCCATCATGGCATTGCAATACTCGTCCACCATCTATCTGGCCCGCCTGGACCAGATCGAAAGCTCTGCAGGCGTTTCTGCCAAGCTGAACATTTACCTTGGCACCGCGCCCGCCAACTGCGCGGCTGCGGACACCGGCACTCTGCGGATAACGGCTCGTATCACCCGCGAGACCCGCTGCGTACGATGATCGTTGCAAGCGAGGTGCGCGGTGTTGTCGTGGCGGCTGAGGCGAGAACGGTGCTCTGTCCGGCAGACTCGCGCACGGTTGTGGTGGTCGGCGAGCAGCGTCTATCGCCGCTCTCGGCGTAGGCCTCACAGAAATTTGGCACGTACTCTAACAGACTCTAATATAGAATCACGAGCATGCCTCAGATTAAATCATTCAAGGGTCTGAACAACGTCAGCGATCCGCTGAGGCTCGGTCTCGGCTGGCTTTCGCAGGCCGACAACCTTGATGTAACCGACACAGGTTCGCTTGTGAAACGGCGCGGATTTTCCAAGGTCGGCACTGGCAGCTACACAGGTCTGTTCACATCTTACGACTTCTCACGCATGTACTACGTGCAGGGCGGCGCACTCAAGAACGGTAGTGGTGTGGTGCTGGCGACTGGCATCACATCTGCGCCGATGAACTGGACCGAGGTGAATGAGCAGATCTACTTCAACAACGGCATAAATTCCGGCGTCATCGACACAGACGATTCAATCATGCCGTGGGCGTGGCCAGCTCCGTCGGCACCCACAGTTCGCATGGAGGCACCCACACCAAAGCCTGAGTACGTGAGCACTCAGTACGACCGGCACGTGAGTGGCTATTATCAGGTGCGGTGCACATACGTGTTGCCGGACGGAAGAGAGACAGGCAGCTCTGATGCTGGCGAAGCTACCGGCAGCGGTATTCTGTACATCTCCAACATCCCGCAGTTGCCCGGATACAAGACCAATGTCTATGTAGCCCCTAGCGACAGCGCCGTGTATCAGCTTCTCGCGACGACCACAGCCACCGCGATCACATTCAACGACGCCCCGAGCACGTTGGGTCGCGAGCTGATGAACATGTTCCTCGACCCCCTGCCGCAAGGCTGCGACATTGTTCAGTACTGGAAGGGCGTGATGTACGCCGCGCAGTACCTGCCCACGACTGACCAGACAGTGATCTGGTTCTCTGAGCCGCTTGGTTATCACTTGTTCAACCTGAACAGTAACTTCTTCATGGTCCCAGGTCACGTTTACATGCTTGCGACCAACGACGCAACTGCGCTGCTCATCGGTACAGACTCGCGCGTGTTTGCCTATGACGGCCAGAAGATTGAACAGATCGCTCCGTACGGAGTCCTGCCTGGGGTGTCTTGGGTTGAGGACGAAGACGAAGAACCGACGAAGACTTATTTCTGGACGACGCGCGGCCTGTGCAGCGCGTTGCCCTTCACGAATCTCACCGAGAGGCAGGTATCCATGCCGCCCGGAGTTAGCGCGGGTGGGACCATCGTTCGCAGCGGTGGCAAGAAGCGCTACGTCGTAGCTCTCCGTCAAGGCGGGGCGGCATTCAACCCTTACTCGTAATTTAGGAGAAACACCATGACAGTGCGACTTTCGACCGGCCTGCGTAACAGCCTCGCGCAAGGCCTCGGCTTTGCTGGCGCGTTCAATCGCGGAACCATCAACATCTACTCTGGTTCGCAACCTGCCACTGCCGACTCTGCTGTGTCGGGCACACTGCTTGGCACTGTGACCATCGGCTCTGGTGCACTGACGCAAGAGACGCGTGCCACGCAGACCATTACCGTGGCTGGCGCGTCCGGCTCCATCAACACGGTGACTGTCGGCACGTTCAACATCATCCCTGATGTCACCTCGGTGCCATTCAACACCTCGCAGAATCAGACAGCCTCCGACCTGTGCGACGCGATCAACCGCAACGGCATTTACACGGCAAGTGTTTCTGCGAACGTGGTGACGATCAGCCCGCGTCCTGGCGTAGGTGCGACCCACAACGGATACGTTGTCGCGACCACCGTGACTACCTTGACCGCCACCTCTGGCGGCAACATGGCCGGTGGCGTGGCAGCGGCCAACGCCCTGTTCTTTGCACCTCCTGTTGCTGGCGTAGTCGCCAAGCCTTCCACCTCTGTGTGGAGCTTCGTCGGTGTTGCGACTGGAACTGCTGGCTGGTTCCGCTTCGTCGGTAGTGCTTCGGACGCTGGCGCGCTGATCTCGGCAGCTCCGTACCTTGTGCGCATGGACGGCTCCATCGCCGTGTCTGGTGCAGACATGAACCTGTCGAACATCAACGTCACGACCGGTGCGCCGAACACCATCGATACCTTCAGCTTCACTATTCCTGCGCAGTAAGGTGCATGGAACACAAGCTGATCCAGGGCGGCGAGCAATACTTGCCGTTTGCTCGTAGCCGCGTAAAAGCGCTACGAGCGATGGGTCTGGCTTACGCGTCCCAGAAGTTCGAAGTCGATGGTTGCACCGTCACAGTCCGCATCGACCCGAACCACGAGTACATAACCATAAATGGCGGCGGTATTCTCACGTCGATGGACAGCGGCATAGTTGATCTGGCACTGCCGCTCGCTACTCCGTACGCCCGTGTAACGCTCTACGACTCCGACTACAGTCTTACGTATCGCGGGCGCTACACGATGCCGACGAAGGTCCAGAACCGCGTCACTAACGAGCAGGAGGACTACCTAATCGTAGACCCGGCCAGCGGATACAAGTATGACCTATCCACTCAGCTCATGGGCGAGGCGAGGTACACGCCGCCAAATGCACAGGGGCGGATACGCGTCGCGTCGCTGGAGGTAGGCTCCTTCGGACACCCCAAAAAGAAAGTGACTGCGGGTGACGGTACTGAGTCGTGGGTTGAGGACACAACCAACGATGCGCCAGTATCCAAGAAGCTGCTGGCGAACGAAGTACCAGCTTCCATGTACACGGGGCGTATGCGCCTGTGGATTCAAGCGTTGTACGGGGCGTACCTCTTCGATTACCCGAACGGTGCGACCTTGCCCTTCGCCCCGTTGTCGCGCGCGAGCACACCAATACCGATGTTGACTGTCAGGGCGTACGCCCCGCCTGGGGGAACAACTTCGTACCCTGACGTCATCCTCGGGCTTAGCAGCGGCCTCTACCTCGATGGGTCACAGCAGCACTGGCTTATTACATTCGACGGCAACGGCACGACCATTACGTTCTATCCGCTGCGCAGCACGATGGACGCATACCGCTCCAGGCTCGCAGGACTGTCAGGCCCCGCCAGGGAAAAACTGGAGACTTACATTTTGGCGTCGAGCCTGCCGGACGTTAAGAACAAGATCGTGACGGCAGTAGCCGATTTGCCACCGTCTGTGTCTATGGGTTACGGCTGGCACTGGAATTGGAGTGGGACCGCTGCGGACATCGTGACGATAGATGTAATGCAGGTCAATGCGGGTGACGTGATGACAGAGTACTACACAAACATGTCCTCGCACTTCAGGATCAATGTCACGTGGGTAGTGGACGCCGAAGGCAACACCCGCCCGAGCGTGCAGGTTGAGGCACTGCGTAGCAACGTAGTGTGGAACGTGGATCGCACCAACACGGTTTTTGCTGCCCCGGATTGGAGCACTGGTGGTTTTGAGAAGTTAACTGTTCCCTCCCGTGTAACACGAGGAATAATGCCATCCGTATCTGATGCCCCAATATACGCCTACTACCACAAAGACGAGCTGAAACTTTTTTCGATGTCTATGGTCACGACCGACGCGCCACCGCCAAAACTAAAATACAGTCCTGCCGATACATATCCGATGTTCGGCGCGCACTGGTGGAACAACCTGTTCGATGGTTCTTTCCAGTCGTTTGGAATGAATCCAGGGAGCGCCAGCTATTACGCGCCGATGCCCACCGGGGCGGAACACACTATCTCCATGAAACTAGGGGATGCCAGCGACAGCATTTATTCCTCGGGGCCCCAAGAAAATTACTGGACCTGGGAGATGTCAAAGAGCGGGTACTCAGTAGATCGCTCGGGTGACGATAGCAACCCCCCTGCCTATCAGCGCGTGCTCGTCAGCTACCATACAGACGGATCGGCAGGAGTACGAGGCAAAAGCCCCCACATATTCCTGCTTATTCCAAAAGGCGACGCCGAGGCAGTCTACTACTGGAGTAGGCAGGTCACCACGGACATTGAGACCGATCACAGGATTAGAGACGGGCAGACCTGGGGCTACGCTACCGCGTTCAGCGGCGACGGCTACGCACCTCACTGGCAGTATCACTACTCACAAGACAGCGGATACACGTGGATCATCGGAGGTACTGTTACAGACATTGACCCAACAACCCGCACAACGACGACTGACGGGTCAATCGGGCTGTACGTAGCGGGCTCTACGCTGAGTCCGACGTTCGCGGTGACTGGCGATATGTTTCGCGACCTCGCTGACACGATAGCGGACCTGTCGTTCGAAGTGAGGTCGAGCGCAACGACTGAACATAGCCGCGTCGTGTTTTGTACGGGGCGGATGGCACCATTTAACGCATCGACTCAACCTGCGACATCGTGCATCGTCGGTTGGACATAAGGAGTCAGCATGGCAACCGATCTTAATTGGTGGAGTAATACATACGTCCTGACTGGCGAGGGCACGCCGGGTTCGAACACGCTGAGCAACGCCGCAGGCAGCGGAAGTTCACATCCATTCACTGTTACTGGTGGCTCGACAGTTGCTTACAGCAACGCGCAGAGCAAGTACGGCACGACGTCGTTGTATCTGGACGGTACTGGCGGCTTCTACTCCGACGCGAACACAGACGTTAAGCAGGGCGACCTGACTATAAGTTTTTGGGTTTACCCGACGAACTTGGCGATAGACACCAACCTGTACTTCTGGGCGGCAAGCTCGGCCCCAGGCTACGACGGTGGCGGGGCGGGAAAACCATTCCAGTTGTTCACCAGCGGCAGTACGCTTCGCTTTTATGCTAACTCTGTCGGAACGAACCAGACAGTGGGTACGCTGGTTGCAAACCAGTGGCAACAAGTCCGAATTGTTCGCTCTTCCAGCACTTGGTACTTGTTCCTGGGCGGCGTGCTCGGGGCTTCTGTCTATGACACTGGCACATACACGCCGGTGTCTTGGTCGCATTATTTCGGCAGCGCTGGTGGCGCTCGTTCTGCATTCCAGGGCTACGTTGACTTCTTCACGGTTACGCCCACCGTCGCTCGTAACATAACGAACTTCACACCCGGTTACGACGAGCCTGACCCGCTGACCATGCCATACGCGGCTGCATTGTTGTCCTTGCCGAAGCCAGCGCTCGTTTTTAATTCCGGTGCAGCCCTGATCCTGTCGCTGCCGACACCCGTGGTCGCAGCGTTCAGTGGTTCGCGCCTCACACTGCAGTCGCCAAGCCCGAATGTGGTGGTCACCGCGCACAACGCTTCTGGCGAGCGCTCAATGCAGTACACGCTCAGCACTCCGGCTCTGGTTGCGTATGGCGGCGGTAATGCGAGTCCTGATATGCCGTCTGCGCTGCTAAGCGCGACAGGCACATTCACCGCTGGTGCGTCCGCAGCTCTGTCCATGCCGTACCCGACGCTGGATGCGAGCGGCACGTGTGCCGTCAACGGGCAGGCCGTGCTCACCTTCGGTTCGGTCTATGACACGTACACGATCGTCGGCTTTTCTGGTGCGGTCGTCAGCACCACGATCGACGGCGCGACGGTGTCTGCAGGAAGCACAGCGGGCGGTATAGCATCAGCTAACTTGACGCTCCCGCTGTTCGACCTTGTCGGGTCTGGTACGGCGCAGAGTGTGGGCCGCGCCGCACTGCTCATGCCTGCGCTCGCCCGTTCGTCTGGCGCAGTGGCATGGCTCATGGCTCCGAGCGCACAGCTCACAGCGCTCGGTACAGCGGTCGTGGCCGTCACGTACGAGGGCTACAGCGTGAACCTTGCGCACCGGCTGGCCGACGGGGCCAAGCCGCCGACAGAAGTGATCAACGAGGTTACGCACTACACGAACTATCCGTTCGACCGCATCGTGCGCTATCAGAACAGCTATTACGGCATGAATAGCACGGGTCTGTATTTGCTCGACAGCGGCACGCTGGATGACACGACGCCGATCACCTACGTGGCCAAGACCTGCGAGACCGACTTCGGAGATCCGCACCAGAAGACTGTCGGGTCTGTGTACTTCGGCGGCAGACTCGGTGCTGCCGAGACCGTCACGTTGTATGTGAGTGAAGTGAGTTCACAACCGTACAGCTACACCACACCGCGTGGTACTACGCCGCAGAACTACCGGCAAGCATTCGGCAAGGGCGTGAAGGCCCGCTACTATGCGCTCGGTGTCGCAGGCTCTAACGAGTTCGCGCTCGACACTGTCGATTTCGAACTCGGAACTATGAAACGGAGAATTTAACATGTCGATCGTTGACACACTCATATCCCAGGCTCAGGGTTTTGCGGCGGGCACCGTCTCACAGGCGACGTCTGCGATGAATGCCGCCTCGTTGGCAGTAACTAACATCGGTTACTCGATGGTCTCGTATAACCCTGTCGCACTGCCTGCGGCACCGGTGATGGATACGCTCACGCGACCGACCATTGACTCGGCGACGCTTGATCTGCCGAGTGATCCAGGCACAGCCCCAAATGTTCAGGACATCGTGCTGGGCGACTCTGGTGCTGTTCCCGTCCTGAGTGCTGTGAGTCCTGCACTGAACTTCCCGGTGCGCCCAGTCTCCGCAGCAGCGTTCACAGAGACGCCGCCTTCTATTACGACGACCTTCGCGTTTCCAGATCCGCCCAGCATACTGACCGACCCGCTCGGGGCTATGCCGACTGTTACTGATCGTGCCGAGCCGCAAGCGCCCACCACAAACTTGCCTGCGTTCAACGCTGTGGCACCGACGAACGACACGACGGTCCCGACAGGCCTCGACCTGATGTTTTCGAACGCGTATTCAGGGGCGAGCACGACGATGACCGGCGCGATAAACGGCTATGTAGACGCGCAGCTAGTCAAGTACAACCCGCAGTACGCGGCGCAGATGGATGCGATAGAGAAGCAACTCACCAAGTACCTGAACGGCGGTACGGCGCTGTATGCACCGATCGAAGACCAGATCTACGAGCGCGCCAAGGCCAAGACGAATGCAGAGGCGCTGCGAGTGCGGGATCAAGCCATCAACGACATGGCCTCACGTGGCTTCACGCTGCCTAACGGCGCGCTGGTGTCTGCCATCCAGCAGGCTCGCCAGGGTGGTGCTGACAACAACTCTGCAGCTGCGCGCGACATCGCTATTGCCCAGGCCGAAATGGAGCAGAAGAATCTGCAGTTCGCCGTGACCACGAGTGCAGGACTGCGCACTGCCTTGCTGAACTCCACGATGATGTACATGCAGAACCTGAACAGCATCAACGCACAGGCCATTGAGTATGCGCGCAACGTCCTGGCCAACATCATCGAGACCTACAACGCGTCGGTGAAGGCCTTCGGTCTGAAGCTCGACCTGTACCGCACGGAGGTCACGGTGTTTGATGCGCGCCTCAAAGCGGCTATGGCTGGTATCGACCTTTACAGGGCGCAGATCGCCGCGCTTGAGGCGCTGACTGTGGTCGATAAGACGAAAGTCGATGTGTACCGTGCGCGCATCGACTCGCTGAACTCGTACGCTAATGTGTACAAGGCGCAGATCGACGCAGTGCTAGGTCGCGCTTCGCTTGAGAAGATGAAGCTCGACTTGTTCCAGGCAAAGGTCCAGGCCTACAGCGCCCAGGTCCAGGCCAAGAACGCTGAGTACCAGGGCTACTCTGCAGCTATTGAGGGTGAGAACAGCAAGGTACGTGCTTATGGCACGCAGGTCCAGGCCTACGTGTCTCAGGTCGAGGGCTACAAGGCCCTGGTCCAGGCCAGGGCCACGGAAGTACAGGCCAAGGCCACAAGCAACAAGGCCCAGCTCGACCAGTTCGCTGCGCGCCTGGACGCCTATAAAGCGACCGTCGCTGCGAAAGGGGAGGTGGCTCGCACGAAGCTGGAGAACGAGCGCACGAAGCTCGTGGCGTTCCAGGCTGAGGCCCAGGCACAGACAACGTCGTACGCCGCCCAGACCGAGTACTACAAGGCCACGAGCATGATCGGTATTGAGAACGCACGGCTGACGATTCAGACCATGCTGGCATCTGCTGAGAATCAGCGCAAGTATGGCGAGAGCTTGGCCAGTCTGAGCGAGAGCAATGCCAAGACGTACGCGGCCCTGGCGTCGTCTGCTATGGCTGGCATGAATACACTGGCCGCGTCGAATCAGACCGTCACGGGCTGATCTTGGGTAAAATGGCTCACGTGTATAACGGGGGTACTCATGAAAGTAACTGAGAAGTACAAGGCCACTTTCTGGGGTGTCGCGTGCGCTGTGGCTGCAGTGTGGGTGTGCCTCATTGCCTTCGGCCCGCTGCATTACTTGGTGCACACAGACTACATGGGTGTCGGTTTGGTGGCGGCGGCCTTCGCAGGCTGGCTGGCCTGCACGATCCAAGCAGGCATCGATTCGGAAAAAGAATAAGCGCCCGAGAGGCGCTTTAGTTTATATTTTGTACTCTAACGGAGTCTGACATGAGAGAAACACAGATACTGCGCGGACTGGGCAAAGCCCGCATGAAACAGTCCCCCAAGGTTCTGCATGCAGCAGGTGGTTTCCTCGACGGCTGGCTCGGTGGTGCAGACACGGCAGACTCCATGTATGCGGCAGCTGACGAAGCCACCAAGAAGGCACAGAGCCAGCGATTCGCTGCGCAGACTGCTGCCACGTTGCAATCTCAACAGCAAGAGATGGCGCGTCGCAATGCAGCCCGCGATGCTCAGCGCATGTTCCCGAGCATGGCCGGTAGCTTCTCGAACAGTCAGGCCAACCCGGCGCACACAGTGCCCAACGGCACGGGCAACGCCCTGCGTGCTGCGGACGCGGCAGGCAGCGTGTTGCCAGCTACCGGCGCTGGAGGCGGGCAGGGCATGCGCGGTGTTCAACCTGCAGCTCCTGCAGCGCCGCAGCCTGCAGCGACCGGTCTTGACCGTGCTGGCTTCCTGGCGCGCAACCCAGGTGTCATCGCGAACCAGACCTTGTCTCCGAGCGCTCCCGTCGCGGCTACTGCCCCCACGGCACCCACGATGCTTCAGACCTCTCCGAACAGTTTCGGCGATCTCACAAACCCCAACGGCTCGGCCCTGACATCAACGAAGACACTCCCTGGCAGCGGCATGAGCATGCAGGCTTGGAGCGCCCCAGGTCGCAGCAATGGCCAGCCGAACGCTGAAAACGACGCTGCAATGGGTGCGATCGCTGGCGGGCTTGGGGCTGCGCGTCAGGACGCTTTCGATCGCCGTAGCAACGGCATGGACCCGCTGGGTGCTTCCGGTCGTGGCATGAAGGCTGCGCAGTTCAGTCGCGGTGTGGCTCAGCTCAAAGGCCCAGGCACGGCGACCTCTGACAGCATCCCGGCGATGTTGTCGAAAGGCGAGGCCGTGTTGCCCGCCAAGACAGTGCAGGCTATCGGTCCCGCCAAGATTGCTGCGACGATCAAGGCCACGACGGGCAAGGCTCCGAAGGGTGGTCTGCGTGCTGGTGGACACTACGCTCTTGGCGAGCTGGGCCAGACGCCAGTCCCCGGCGTCGAGACCGGCACAGCAGATATGGCCGACTTCCAGATCGCCCAGAAACAAGCCGCAGCGCGTGCGGCGTTGAACGCTCCGACTATCGGCCCGCAAGCGCCATCCAGCGCGGCGACAGCCGCTGAGGACGCCGCCACACTGCGTCAGTTCAACAACATAAAGGCGCAGAACGCAGGTATCGGCTCGAACTACACTGGCCCGCAGGGCGCAGCAGCTTCGGCAGAAGCGCCTGCAGCAGGTGGCCTGCGCGGGCGTGTCACGAGCGTTTTCAATAGCGCGAAGAACTTCGTGACTGGTGCACCGACTGCCGCACCCGAAGCCGCTGCAGGCACAACCAAAGGCCTCGCAGGAAAAGCTGCTGGTTTCGCTGCGCGTACGCTCCTTGCTGCAGCGCCCGTGGCGGGTGCAGTTAAAACGGCTAGTGCAACTCCCGAAGAGCACGCACAGTTTGCTGACAGTGTTGGCATGGACAAGAACGGTATGGGTTCTCGTGCGCTTGAATTCCTGAATAACACAGGCAACGCGGCTACGTTAGGACTTGCAGGTGCGCTTGGTCGTGGTATTTCGAATGTTGCCAACGGTGGCCACTTCTTCGATCCTGAGACCAACGCAACGGCGACCGCAGCACAAACCGCCACGCCCGCAGGCGTTGCAGCCGACGGCAACGGCGCCACCGCCACCACCGCTCAACCAGCTGCAGCAGGTCCGAAGGCAGGTGACACACGCGACGTGAACTACGACGGCATCCTGCACCCAGACGGTGTGATGGACCAATTCAACGGCAAGGTGTGGCAGACAGTCTCCACGCCGCAGAGCAAAGCAGCGCGCACGTTGGCCGACGGTCAGCGCCAGCAGCAGCTCGAACACTCCGCTGACGTGGCTGCGAACGGCCCGTCTGGCTACAACACGCAGCTTGCAAACCTACAGAAGCTCAACGGTAGCGGTGAGGATCAGTTCGCAGGTCTTGGCCCAGCGCACCGTGCGCAGATGATGCTGGAACAGTCCCGTATCAACTCCGGTCTGAAGGCTGCGAATATCCAGGCTGACGCGAGCCGCTACAACACCGACAGTCAGGCCAAGACCGCACTGGGCGCGCAGGGCGTCGATGTGCGCGGCCAGGATCTGACCTACGCAGGCAAGAACCGCCAGCTCGCCTACGACATGCTCGTGCGCAATCATGACTGGACGCGCGAAGGTGCGAAGGACTTGCAGGACGAGCTGAAGAACTCGCCCTTCGCAACTGTGCGCGACGACAAGGGCGTGGCCTCGCAGAGCGATAGCGAAGCTGCGAACATCGCCCAGTTCATGGGCGCTACGCCTTGGACCGACAAGAACGGTCGCCAGATCTCCATGGGCCGTCTGCGCAACGAAGACCCAGCCCGTTTCGACGCGCTCAAGACCGCAGCAATGACGAAGTACGGCATCAACCGCGCGGCAAACAGCTACCTTGGAGGCACGCTGTTCGGTGAGCACACCGGCTGGGGTGACGTGAAGATCAACGACATCCGCGACGGTCGTGCGTCGGACTTCGGCGAGGGCACTGGTCTGGGTAAAGCCGCGCTGTATGGTACCGGTCTAGCCAAGAATACGAAGTACGGCAAAGTGGTTGAGGTCGAAGCCAACGGCGTGCGCAAGGCAGTGCCGCTGGACACTTTCATAAACGATCCGCAGAACGGTGGTCAGTACAAGAAGTACTTCCAGCAGTGGCAGACTCAGCATGGACGTAGTGCTCTCGGTGGTGACCTCACCGGAGGTAACTAATCATGCTGCTGACCCCCATCGACACGCCTTCCCAACTGGAAGCGTTGCCTGAGAATGTCCAGGGCGAAGTAGATAACACGTCGGGCGGCGTCCTTAACTCTGCGACCCGCAGCCTGCGCTCTTCGCTTCTGGGCAGCGACGCCAACCAAGCAGCGGCTGAAGCCTTCAAGTCCGCGAAGAAGGGCGACAAGCGTGGTCTGCGTGAGAGCATGCAGCGCGCTCAGCAGCTCGCTGAAGAGGCTCAGTACTTCGCCCCGCGCGTGCAGTCCGTCGGTCAGATCGAAGGTGTCGGTGACCTGCCTGACTATCTTGCAGGTCAGCTTGGAGCAGCGCCTGTAGGCGTCGCCAAGCCCGTCGTGGGTGGTCTGGCAGGCGGCGCTGCTGGCATGATGCTGGGCGGGCCTGCAGGGGCCGCTGTGGGCGGTATGGCCGGTGGCCTGGGGACTATGTACCCCGACATGCAGAACGCAGCCCTGATGGAGCACCTCCAGGCCCTGAATGGCCAAGAGCCTACCCCAGAACAGGCCCAGGAAGCCCAGAATCAGGCCTCCTGGCAGGCCGCAGCCCAGACGCTGCCCTATGCCCTCACCCCGGAGCTTGGACTCGCTGGCAGGGCGCTGGCTGGCAAGGCCCTGCTGCCTGTCGCTGGCACCGTCGGCAAGAGCCTTGCGCGCGGCGTGGCGACCCAGGCAGCTATGGGTGCGGCGTCCAGTGAGATAGGCCATCAGTTCCAAGACCAGTACAACCCTGGCCGCGACAAGAGCCACGACGCGATGAGCAACATCGACGCGGGTGTGAGCAACGCGCTCATCGCAGCGCCGTTCGAAGCTGCCGGTCACGCTGGCGAAGCATTCCACGGTGCGGTCGATCAGGCCGGTGGCATAGCTGCAGCCGGTGGCAAGGCGGCTCTGGGTGCTGCAGGCAAGCTCGCTGGCAGGGCCGGTGAGGCGGCGAAGGAGGCCTGGAACAATCGCCCCAAGGACATGACCGAGGCTGCTGTGATGGCAGGCGAGGGCGCAGCCGGTGCAGTCAACAAGGCCGAGGATGCCTTCACCCGCTTCAAGCAGCGCGGCAAGGACGCCGACATCGACACGCTGCTCAAGCCCCAGAGCGGCATGAAGGCGCAAGATCTGCAGGCCGACGACAACCTGAAGCATGCTGCGGCCTCTAACGTACTCGCAAAGATTCAGTCAGATCCTGAAGGATTCCCTGACGAAGTGAAGCAGGCTGCGGCCACCTACGCGAACAGCCCTCGCACGATGGACGACTGGCGCCCACTGGCTGACAGCATCTACGACTGGAAGCGCACGAAGGACGTGACCGGCGCGATCAGCGACTTCATTCAAGAAACCACGGACAAAGGTGCCAAGGCGGCAAGCGACATCGTGCAGGCTGGTCAGGACGCCAAGACTGCGTACGACGCCAACCGCCGCCAGAACGCACAGACACCGGACGACGGATTCAACACGCTGCTCGCAGACTCTCTCAAGCAGCACCTGGGCCTGCGCACACCGCTGCTGCAGGAGCGTGTCTCTGGCGTAGCAGCCGGTGCCCTGCGTGACTGGATCGAAGGCGGCTTCACTGACAGCTCTGGCGCTGTGAATGCACCGCGCAGCCTGTTGCGCATGCTGCAGAAAGATCCGGTCAACGCAGTGAAGAACGCAGCGGACCTGATGCACCGCCAAGGCCTGATTGACGACGCCACATTCGCCAAGCGCAACGACGCGCTGAAGTCCCTGCAGGAGAACATCCAGACAAACAAGAAGGTCGCGCAGCTGGTGGACGAGCGGCTGCTGCCGACCGTCAAGGCTGACATGGCTCCCGTCGACCGGCGCGACCTGATCGACCACATTGCCTCTGGCAAGCTGACCGACGCAGAGAGCCGCCAGTTCTTCGGTCCTCGCGGTGATGACGTCACCACGGACCTGCAGAACATGGGCCTGCTGGAGAAGCCCAAGGCGACGCGTACCGAGGAACAGAAGGTCAGCACCGACGAGCTGCGTTCGATGACCGACGAGATCGACCCAAACGTGGTCGCCGAGCGGGACCAGTATCACCACTACAACGAGAGCGGCAAAGAGACCATCGACCCTGAGACAGGCGAGATCTACCCTGCAGCAGCTGAGCCGTACCGTGTCGGCGGCAGCGCGAAGAACAAGGACGGTAGCGAGACGCTGCACGACAAGCACGCCGAAGACCGCATCCAGAAGCTGCAGGACAAGAACGGTTCCACGGTGCGCAAGGTCGGCTACTTCGACTACCTGCGCGAGATCCACAAGGACAACCCAGAGCAGATGGTCGGCGCCGCACTGGACTTCATGCGCCGCAAGGAGGCCGAGATCCGTGCCCTCCCTGGCAAGGGTTCGCCGGACGAGAAGGCCAACGCGAACTACTACGTGCTGCGCGAGACGCACGCAGGCGACCGTGGCGAGGCCACGAACATTGAGCCGCGTGAGTTCGCCAGCCTGGGCAAGACCAGCAAGTGGGCCGAGCAGTACAACCAGGGCGACCAGGGCACGGCTGCAGCCGGTCGTATCTGGCTGGAGCGCAAGAACGCCGACGGCACGACCAGCGAGTTCGCCACCAGCACCGCCAAGATCATCAAGAACATGGCCGACCGTCGTCGCGGCAGTGGTGGTGTGGACGAGAGCAGCGGCCTGGGCGGTCAGCACACGCTCTTGATGCAGGGGCTGGCAGGGCTTGCCAGCAACGAGGCGCTGACAGGGCGTATCGGCGTCAAGCTCAAGGCCAACGGCAAGATCAAGTGGCTCAGCAGCCACGACAAGCTGCCGGACGACATGCCCATGTACAAGAAGGGCAGCACGCTGGGCGAAGCACGTCGTATGTCGAACGAGGCCAACCTGCGCCAGATTGATGACTCCGTGACCAAGCACGCAGCCCAGGAGAAGGCGCACGAGGCAGCTGAGGCCAAGCCCTCGACGGCCAAGCAGCGTGCCTCCCAGGCCGACAGCGAGAAGGTGGCGGGTGAGGCACTGGCCTTGGTACGCAAGAGCGTGACCAGCGTGGCTGCAGCCCTGCACGGCCTCACAAAGAAGGACGCAGCCTACGCACGGGTTGTGGAGGGTTTGCGCACGCTGGCGAACACCGGCCACCGCGAGCAGCTGTGGGACCGACTGGTGCCCACTGCAGGCCGTGCTGTGGACAACGCCAAGCGCGCTGAGTGGATCGGCAGCATGCAGGAGCGTGCACGCAACGCACTGGTGCGGTTCGACGACGCGACGCACGTCGGCAAGGGTGCTGAGAAGGCCAGCCCACGTGCAGCGGAAGACCTGCGCCGCAGCAAGTACAAGCCTGCCGAGACGCCTGCCGGTGAGATTGAGGTGATGGCCCGCGCCAAGGCCAACGACACTGCCGTGGCTGACGGCGGCAAGGAGAAGCCCCGCACACACGACGAGCACACTGGTGAAGCCGTGGGCGAAGGACGCAAGACTGAGAGCGACCCGCGCAAGGCTGCAGCCGAGAATGAACGCGCTGAGAAGGCACTGGCTGCTAAGAAAGCTGCGGCTGCTGCGGAGCGCACAAAGACACACGAAGACGCACTGACAAAGCTCTCCACGGACAAGAAGAAGGCCATCGGCTGGAGTAACGCTGAAGACGGCAGTGCTGACTGGGGCCAAGACCGGCTGGTGCGCGTGCACTACAGCGACGGCAGCTCGGGCGAGAAGTTCATCGACGCAAACCTGTCTGCGGACTACAAACCGCAGCGCGAGACTCGGCACAACGAACAAGAGACTAAACTAGACAGCCATGAACGAAGCGCAAAACTCATTACCCGACTCGCCGACGCTAGACGAGATGAGTTCGTTCATGCGCCAAAAGAGGGAGTATTCAAAGGCGCTGAGGGAGCTACTTCTTTCGGGCCAGCCAAAGACGCAACCGTCCACTACCTTTCAGATGAAAACGGTGCGCACGCCTTTGTCATCCCTAAAGAGTTTGAAGCTGCTCTCCAGAAGCGACTAGCCAAAGAGCCTAAAAGCCGTGCAGCCGATGTGCTGTCGGCCTTCGCCATCCAGCACGCTTTCTACGACCCAGAGGGCGGTGAGTTTTCGTCCTTCGGCCCGCGCAGCAAGACCCCAGGCTTTGACTACCTTGTGAGCAAGGACGCGCTGGGCGACGCCGGTAAGGTGGTGTTTGGCGGTGACACAAACCTCACGCGAGTCGAAGGTGTCACTGCACGTGAGACCACAAACTTCCTGGCTGGCGCCCTGGCATACACCAAGCACGCTGCCGGTACTGACGAGCTGCCTGTTCACTGGACGCGTGTGTCCGGCGCCAACAAGGGCAAGATCGGCGACGGCATGTTCAGCGCCCAAGACCCTGACCACGGCATGTTCGGTGCTGACCCCAAAGGTCCGGCGACCAATGCAGAACGTGTGAAGTTCTTCACTGACATCACCCGCCGCCTCGGGCCTGACATGAAGGCCGTGCTGGAAGAGAACCTGTGGGGCAAGACCCGCAACGGCAAAGACATCCCTATCTCCGGCGAGTGGAGCGAAGGCCTGATCAAGGCGTCCGTGTACGCACGCGACCTGGGTCAGGTCGGCGCGCACGAGTCCTTCCACGAGTTCTTCAACCGGCTCAAAGACCAGCCCCAGGCTGCAAAGGTCATGGACATCCTGACCAAGGCTGCAGACAGCGCCTACATCCAGCGCCAGCTGGAGCGGCTGCTGGACGGCGAGATGAACGCCCTGAAGCAGATCAAGAAGGGTGCGCCCAACTACCTCGAAGAGCGCATGGCCTACATGTTCCAGTTCCATCAGGCTGGCCTCTTGAAGATCGGCCCTGAGACCGAGACCACGTTCCAGAAGATCTCTCGCGTGTTCCGCAAGATTGCTGGCCTGCTCAACAACGACGAGAAGGCCGACGCCATCCTGCGTGCGTTCGATAAGGGCGAGATGAAGGACGCCGACGCAGCTGCCCGCGTGCTGGCTAACAACATCGAAGCACGTGAGAAGCTGTACGGCTCGGTGAACACCGCGCTCAAGCCTGCGCTCGACAAGCTCAGCCGCGTGGTCAACACTGCCGAGACCAACCTGCGCCGCAACGGCTACGACGAGGTGCGCCGCATGTTCAAGCGCTCCGTGGGTGAGTCCGGCCAGCAGGGCTTCCTGGACGCCAAGGACCATCAGATGAAGCTGTGGTCTAACAAAGTCGCATCCGTGTTCGAAGGACTCAGTCCGAAGGACTTAGAGCTGGCTGCGCCCTACCTGCACTCCGGTCAGCGCCCGACGGACCCCGTAGTGATGCGCCTCGTCTCTTTGATCAAGGGCGGCAAGGTGGGCGGTCAACAGGTAGAAGGCCTGCTGCCTGCCATGCACAAGTACCTGACCGATGCCGGTGTGAAGCTCTGGGTGCCAGACCCGAGCGGCAAGGGCGGCAGCTGGGAGCCTATGGGCCACGTGAAGAACTACTTCCCGCGTGTGTTCGACACCGCCGAGATCGTGAAGAACCCCAACGAGTTCGCTGCCGACTTGGCCAAGCACAACGCAGCAGAGCTGAACACAATGGCTGCTGAGTACAACGCCGAAGCACAGAAGGCTGACCCCGACAACTTCGTAGCGAAGACCGCCGAGGACTTCGCCAAGGCGATCACGAACCGCATGATCAACAGCTTCGGTCAGGCCTCGCTGGGCGAGACCAGCAGTGCTGTGGGCTTCAGCCCGTTCATGCAGGCCGTCAACCGCCGCAGCATGGACTGGATTCACCCTGAGATGCTGAAGAAGTACGGCGAGAAGGACGTGGCGAAGATCCTGTCGTCCTACGTTGCCCAGGGCGTCAAGCGCGCCGAGTACGTGCGCCGCTTCGGCAACGGTGGCGAGATCCTGAAGGAAAAGCTCACGAACCTGCACAACGCCAATCTGGCCTCTGCACTGGAGTCCAAGTTCGGCGTGAAAGGTCTGCTGGCGAAGGCCAACGCGGTGCCGGACAAAGTCGCTGCAGACATGCACGACAAGCTGTGGACTGCGCTGCATAGCGAGATGCCCAAGGCCGACCGCAAGGACTTCGACAAGCTGACCAACGCCGCACTGAAGGCCGCCAAGGGCGCAGCCACAGACGTGATGGCGATGGAGGGCACGCTGGGCTACAACATCAACCCCAAGATGCGCCGCTTCCAGAACTCAGCTCTGGTGTACGAGAACATGCGCACGCTCTCCACGAGCCTCTTCAGCCAGTTCATCGACCCGCTGGGCCTTGTGGTTCGCGGCGGCACGATGGGCGACGCCTGGAACTCCTACAAGCGCGGCATGCGTGAGGTCGTGGCGTCGATCAAGGGCGAGCACATCAAAGACCTGGACAGCATGATCGCTGACCAAGTGGGCACCACGGACGCAGGCGGCATGCTCGCGGCCTACGGTCAGCTCTACAGCAGCCAGTACATGGGTGCGGGCTTCCGCAAGGCCAACGACATGCTGTTCAAGTACAACGGCATGGAGGGCTTCAACCGTGGCATGCAGGTCAGCGCCACTCGTGCTGCGATCAACTTCATTAAGCGCCACGCTGATCAGAAGACGGCCAACGAGCGCAGCACTGAGTACCTGAAGGAGCTGAACCTGAAGGCCTCTGATGTGAAGGTCGACAAGAACGGCGAGCTGGACTACACAAACCCGAAGATCCAGAACGCGATTCACCAGTGGGTCAACGGCTCCATCATGCGCCCCAACGCTGCACAGCGTCCGGCCTGGGGGAGTGACCCGCACTACATGATGTTCTGGCACATGAAGCAGTTCGCGTACACGTTCCACGACGTGATCATGAAGCGTGCTCAGTACGAAGCCAAGAAGTTCGGTGACCTCGGCCCAGCTGGCGTGCTGGCTGCGGCCTACACACCGATGATGATCGCCGCTGACGCCATGAAGAGCATCCTGCTCACCGGCAGCGAGCCTGGATGGATGAAGGCAGGCCTTGCATCCGAACTCGAACATGGCGCTATGCGCGCCGGTCTCATGGGTAAGTTCCAGCCCCTTGCAGACGTCGCACTCACGCCTGGACGTTCCATGCTTGGCCTGGGTGGTCCGCTCGTAGAGCAGATCGCCCAGCTTGCAGACCAAACCCCATCCGAAGCCGCCACGAACGCAATGCCAGGAGCCAATCTCTTGAACATGTGGAGCGGTCACCACGCAGTTGAAGTTCAAGGAGAAGATTGAAATGACAGAGTCGACGCAACCTGATGTGCAAGTTGAGCGCCGAAAGACTGAGAGTGAATCTGTGCTGCTGCACATCACAGAACTGCAGCGCAATGTCAAAGAGCTGAAGGCCCAGATGACATACCACCACGGTGTGTTTGAAGAGCGCGTAGAGAACGCAGTGGAGAAGGTCTTCGACCGCAGCTTCCCTGACGGCGATCCAGAAGGCCACCGCAAGGTGCACGAGAACTGGATCAAAGAGGCAGAGGCCAAGGCCAAGTTCTGGGAGAGCATGAAGACAGAGCTGGGCAAGTGGGGCTTGATCGGCTTCGTTGGCTGGGTTCTCTATTACGTGTGGCTGGGCTTCCTGCAAGGCCCGAAGAAGTAGGAGGTAGCTGTGGACCTGTTCGAACTGCTCTCAAAACTCTGGCCGATGATCCTGGCCCTCATCACGCTGATCATCGTCCTCTCAAAACTCGACCTGCGTGTCGCAGTACTGGAAGAAAAGGTGAAGACCTTGTTCGACCTCATCAACAGAAAGGACAACAAATGAAACTCCAAGTAGTACGTTTTCAGTGCGGCGCTGACTGCACTATCGGCGAGCTTCTGGTGGACGGCGAGCACGAGTGCTGGACCCTGGAAGACATTGTGCGTCCGCAGGGCGCTCCTAAAGTTTTTGGACAGACGGCAATACCCTATGGAACCTACAAAGTTGTTGTTACTCATAGCCCTCACTTTGATCGTGATCTTCCTCTGCTGGTTGGTGTACCAGGATTCGAAGGCGTGCGCATCCACCCAGGAAACACCGCCGCCGACACAGAAGGATGCCTGCTCGTCGGAACCGGACGGACCGGAACAAGTGTTACGAATTCACGAGTGGCCTTCGACGCCCTGTTCCCAAAAATACGGGATGCCATCAGCCGTGGCGAAGAAGTCACGATTACCTACAGCAGTGGAGATGCTTGATGAACTTTAATCACTTCGGCGGTCGCCGCTTCTTTCTGACGGTAGGTGCCGGTGTCACCTCCACCGTGCTGGTGTGGTTCGCCAAGATCACGCCGGAGGTCTATCAGTGGGTGATTATGGGCACGGTCGCTGCCTACATCACTGGTGCCACAGCCGAGAACCACAAGGCCTTCACCAAGGACTCAAAAGATGAACCTCGCACTGATAAATCCTAAAGTCTGGGCCGAGATCTTCGTGGCGGGAATCATCGTTGCGGCTGGCTGGTACGGCTACAACTGGATCTGGGACCGTGGCTTTGCGGCCTCTGAGAACCTGCACCTGCAGGAGAAGCTGGCATTGGCCGAGGCCACTGTCAAAGCGGTGAACGACACCAAGGCCACGAGCGACAAGCTGCAGGCCGACAAGGACCAACTACGGAGAGATAAAGATGCGCAAATCACTTCTATTAACAGCACTCTCGCTACTGCTATTGCAGGGCTGCGGGACCGTCCAGCGCGTGATGGTGCAGGGAATCTGCCCGTCGATCCCGCCACTGGAGCAAGACTCGGCGCTACTGGAGCCGACCTTTCAAGACAGGATGGAGAGTTTCTTGCAGGGGAATCTGCCCGCGCAAACAAGCTACGAGCTAACCTCATCGAATGCCAAGCTGCCTACGGCAAAGCCCGCGCAGCGCTGAACGGAGAAGCAAAATGAGTGAACGATGTGCTGAGCTTGTTGCTCGCTGTTTCGAAGCCCGTACCACGGCGCACTACGCCCACCTGATGACGAACTCGTACGCCGAGCACAAAGCCCTGAACGAGTTCTACGACGGCATCGTGGAGCTGGCCGATGATTACGCCGAAGCTGCCCAGGGCCGTCACGGCATACTGAAGTACCCAGTACAAAGCCCGAAGGTCGGCGACCGCAGCAACCCTGTGTCTATCCCGACGGAGCTGCGCTCGTGGATCGACAAGAACCGCGACGACTGCGGCAAGGAGCGCGAGCTGCAGAACCTGATCGACGAGATCCTGCACCTGTGCGACAGCACGGTGTACAAGCTGCGCTTCTTGAACTAAAACCCAGTGGCATGGCCCGTCACTCGATAACAGGCTCGGGTAAATTATGGGTAATCTGATGACGCCTGCAGATAGTCTCATGTAGTCTCACACGTCGTTACCACTGTGCAAGCCGCTTAGATCGAAGACCAAAACGGCATTCACACTGCAGGGGTCGCAAGTTCGAAACTTGCATCGCCCACCAAACGAAAAGCCCTGGAACCCAGTATTCATGCGGGTTCCAGGGCTTTCCTACTTTCAGGTGGCGCTACAGAATCTGTAGCAGTTTTAGACCTCGGGTAATTTTTGGGGTAATACTACATGGGACAATTTGCTGAGCGCAGCGCGTTGCTGCTCGACCTGCAGATGAGCGTAACGCTGAGTTGTGCTGGTGTTTGCGTGGCCGAGAATCTTGCCGATGGTGTAGAGGTCGACCCCGTGCTCCAGGAGGATGGAGGCGCAGCTGTGCCGAAGGTCATGAAAATTGACATGCTCAAGTCCGGCCTTTACGCGGGCACGACGCCACGCACTTTTCACGCCGTCGATTGAGATCGTCAGCGGGAAGTGCTGCAGCCACGGACGCAGTGCTTCGACGATAGGGATGACGCGGGTGCGCTTTGTCTTCGTCGTCTGACGGGTCAGGGTCAGCGTGTCCGGCCCGATGTGCTCAGCCGTGAGCTTGAACAACTCACCACGACGTGCGCCGGTCAACAGCGCCGCCCAGATCGCAGCCTGTGCCTGTGTGCTGCAGTGCTGCGCAACACTACGGACCTGCTCCACGCTGAGAAACACTTCGCGGTTGTTGTTCAGTTTTAAGACCTTGATCCGAGCACCGTAGTTCTCCGGTATCAGGCGTTCTTCCCAGGCCAGCGTGAGGCCTTTCTTGATCGTGGCAAGAGACCGGTTGATCGTCGCGTCGGCGTAGGCCTGCTTCATCTCACCAGTCTTCTCGTCCTTGATCTTCTTGCGCATGTCCTTGATCACGTGGCGCGCAAAGTCGTCGGCTTCAGAGGCCTTGTACTTCACTGCCCACGGCACCATGCGCAGCGCAGCATAGTCCTGCGTGCCTCGGTGGGTGTTGTAAAGCTCGACGATCTTTGACAGCGGCGGGTCACCTGGGACGACGACCTTGCGACTGCTGCGTTTGATGGCGACACTCAGCTCGGCCTTTAGCCGCTTGGCATCACTCTTAGTCGCACCTGCTTCAAGGGTGCGGTGGACCCTTTTGCCGTCGACCATGATTTGGACGTGGATACGTCCGCGCTCGTCTGTCCAGATTGACATGATCTATTCCTTACCCATTGCTTCGCTTCGTTGAGGTCGTATCGTGGTGTTCGCGGTGTGACGTACGTGACCGGCAGGCCGTCGCGCTCAAGGCGACGGACTGTGGACTCAGAAACGCCGAGCGCAGCACAGAGCTGCTGACGGGTGAGACTAGCGTCGACCATCACGTTTGCTACGCGCCTTCATGAAGTCATAGACGCCCACACCGATCACGACCGCAAGGCCGAGTGCGGTGACGCTCTTGTTGATGGCAATGGTGGTGCGGGTGATGCCGCCGAGAATTTTCCAGAACATATCAGTGCCCGTATTTGCTATCCAGTTGTTGCTTGAGCCAGTTGGCCGTGCCGACCCACGCTTCACCGGAGAGCAGCGGAGACTCACAGGCTGCAGGTCCGGCGTGAATCACCATGTTGCTGTAGGTCGTCATGGCCTGGATGATGAAGGCCTGGATCAGCGCGCCGGTCGGGCACCCGAAGTTCATGACGCGTTGGACGAACTCGTCGTTGGTCTCATGTTTTGGTGCGAGCTTCATAGTTCCTCCTAGTAAATAACGAATTCCGGCGAGCGCAGTTCTGCGACGCCAGGGTTTGTGTCGATGGGGTCAGGGTCGCCCATCTCAATGTTGTCGAAGTCACGCACGATTACTTCAGCGCCGTCTGGCTGTTCACACCAGACGTTCTGCACGACGCCGCCCTTCACTTCAATCAAAATTCGCATATGTCTTCCAGCTTGTACTCATAGTTCTCAGCCACTTCGGTCGCCCAGTTGAGTGCGTCGGTGTGGCTGCTGAAATCTGCGGCCCACATGAACTCTCCTGGCTCGCCTATGTAGACACCGAAGTAATCGGCCTCGGATGTCTCGCACTGCGTGACTTCGCCACCGTCGAGATCCATGCACGGGCGTATCTGCACTTTCGTCATGTCAATACCAATCCTCTGTTGCTTCTGGGTACTTCGCACGCAGTCCTTCGACCGCAGCGTCACGTTCTTCTTCCGTCGGGAAGTCTTCGTCATAGACCTCTTCCCACGTGTCGTCGATACCGCCCGTGTACTCGCGCACGTACACGGTCCAGCCGGTTGAGACTGGCGGCTTTTCGAAGTTGTCGATGTGTTGGTGGTCACCGTGCTCATCGGTGCCGTAGGGGTAGACACAGATCTCGTGCGTCTTCACAGCACGTCCTCCGCAGAGCCGTAGTCTTCGTCCGTGCCATGACCGGCAGAAGCCAGCGCTTCGGCGTCGCTGGTGCTGTCGTCAGGCCCGCCGTACGCAGACTCAATGTTCTTGCCACAGTGATCGCAGACCAGAGAGTCGTCTTCGTAGTTGATGTCTGCAGCCACGATATGCCACTGCGGGTCGTCTGTCTGCGTGGTCAGTGCGATCTCCTTGTTGCAGCAGTCGGCGCACAGACAGCCGCCGTCCTTGCAGACGTAGTAGATCGGGTAGCCTCCAGGCCACGCCCACTTCTCCCACTCAGGCTTCACGAATGTGACCTTGCTGTAGCCGCTCAGTGCAAGCTGCCAGCTCACAGTCTTTACCGTGGTATCGACGGGTACAGTTTCTTCGACCTGCACCACCTGATCTGTGACCGGACTCTCAGCAGTGAAGTGGTAAGTGATGTACGGCGTCATGATGTCACCCGAAGTTCCAGAGTCATCTGCTCGACGGCCTCTTTCACAGCATCTTCGAACTCAGTGGTGCCGTACACCTCACCGACTGCGTCGTTCCACTCAATGCAGTCTTTGATCTTCTCAAGCAGTTCTTCGCCGGTAAGTGTGTCGGGCCGCGTATCGTCTTCATAGCGCTCTATGGACTTGTTCAGGCGCGCAAGATTCTGCGCGTGGCCACTGAGCATGTTCTGCACCCCTTGAGCCTGCAGTTCAAGCCCGCCGTTCTCACGCTGCAGCGCGTGGATCGTGGTGCTGAGGTCTGTGACCGTCGTCACGAGGGTGTCAAGGTTTTCTTCAAGGCGCGCAATGCGAGACATCAGTCCGTCCACGCACACGTTGATGCGCCCTTGCAGATAGCGCTCCAGAATATCGGTCAGTTTTTCATCCATGGTCATATCTCCAATCGTTAGGTACGTCGTAACAATCCACACCGTCTTCAATGTCGATGTGGTCTAAATCTCCAGCCCCAGGTACGCAGGGCGAACACACGCGCGCCCGGACGATGAACGGAGACTCGAAGATCCATACCAGCAGTGCGCCGCCCAGCCACGTAGTGCGGCCTTTGACGCGCCCGTAGCCAGGGCAGTCAATGTCGAACTCGTGCACTGGTTCGTCGTCCTGCCAGTGATCGCCCATGCGTTCCACTGCAAGATCAGCAACGTCGTCTGAATCAGCGTCGCTCATGTAGTCGCCGCATGCGCGTTTGATGTCTGCCCAGAGTTCTTCTTTGGCTTCTTCATAATGCACATCCTTGCCGTGCATCTGGATGTCGTTGACGACCTCTGGGTCCAGGCTGTTGGCGCTGATGATTCCGTAGCGAATCAGAGTTTCTGGATTTACATTTGTCACGACTTATTACCTCGGTTGTTGTTCTGCTCGACTCTGGTCGCCCAACGAACATTCCCAGGCCCGTAAGGCAGCGAGTTCTTTGTGCGGTCGAGAGAGTGGGCGGCGCTCGGGCGAGGGCCTACTTCGGCCAAGAAGACTTCGAACGAACGCCACGACTCGGGCGGCTTCCTGTCTTTGTATTGCGCATACTGCTTGTGCTTGGTGTATGTTGTGCGCCGCCACATGTTCTTCCAAGCAATGTATTCGGGTGTGTACGCTGCGCCGTGACGAGTCTTGCTCTCTCGGTTGCGCTCTATTCCGTAGCATCCGCAAGAAGTGGTGTTTCCGGTAGCGAGGCTGTTACTTTTAACGACCACCGTACTTCCGCATGCGCACTGACACTTATATTCAGTACGCTCGCCAGGGACAGCAAGACGCGACAAGACTGTTAGGCGTCCGAACACCTTGCCTGTATGGTCTACTGGCGCATTCATGTGTGCGTCCTCGCAAAATACAGCGCGTCACTGAAGTCGTAGAACTTCGTGTTGACGTAATGACCGTCGTCCCAGTACCAGACGACGTACCAGTTGGCTTCACGGATGATTTCAAGCATGGGCATACTCCTGAAGGCTTCCTCTTCCTGTTCAGTCCACGGTATGTCGGCCTTCGCGCTCAGAGCTTTGTTGTGAGTTTCGGCGAGCTTCATCTGGTGATAGTCGAACAGCTCCTTAAGTGCCTCTTCAGCCCACTTGCTGCCGATGTGGCCCCAGCAGTGATTGTTGCCGTAGAGCTTTCCGTCGCTATCGAACCACTCGACCACGATGCCGAACACGTTGCCATTGATGACGTCGTTGTAGACACCAAGGAACTGCTCGCAGAACTTCGTTGCAGCGGCGTCGCGCTCAGCTTCTGGGAGACTTTCGATCTCCTTGCGCAGGCAGTCGTCAGGCACCCACACACCGGCCTGATTGCTGGTGTCCCAGCGGCACTGCATGCCACGGCCACTGAGGCTCCAGTGCTGGCCGCTGTGGTCGTAGCAGGCCAGCACGCGGGCGTACGGGTCGCCAGGGAAGTACGCAGGCTCGTCCCACATCTCTGTGAGTACGTCCTGCATGACGCTCTCATATTCGACATAGGCCCAGCCGTTGTAAGTGCTGTCGTCGATGTCGCATTGCAGGTATCGCCGCGCAGTATCTTCGGGTGTCTCGCCGTCACGTCGTTCGTAGTCCGAGTCGCGCTGCTCAAAGTTCTCCAGCAGGAACTCAAGTTCTTCCCGCTTGAGTACGGCTTCTATGTAACGACGCACTGCCTCACCGCTGTGCATCTCCCAGACCTTATCCAGATCCGCGCTGCCATCACGGTCGTTGCCCAGAGCACGCAGGCCTTCCTGGTGGTCGTCACGCGAGGCATGCCGGTGGAAGCTGTAGAGCTTGCCCATGCAGTCGCCGATCATGTCGTCAATGTCGCGGTAGTCGTCCTGCACGCAGTAGCCAACGACGATGTGCTCGTCTGTCTTGGCCTTGTGCATGTCGATCCACTCAATCGGCTCGAACGACATCTCACATTCGACACCTTCGACGTCCTCAGTGATCACCGTACGTTTACGCATGTTGCTGGCTCCAGTTCTTGGGTTGGTAGCGTTCGATCAAGTCGGGGAAGGCTGCAGTGAGTCGCTGCAGGTTGTTCGAGTCGGCGTGCATCAAGGCCGAGCCGATGTAGCCCGCAAAATGCCCGCCGTACTGGCGCATGTTGTGGATGGTCTGCATTTGGTCCGTGCTGTCCATGTCAGCCCAGGAGATCATTTCTTCGTCTCCACGCCGCAGGCCTTGAGGAAACGCTGCTTGTCGAACGTCGCGCAGTGCCCGTTGATGGCGTCAGCAATGCGCTGAGCGAACTTGTCCACGACGAAGTCATCCTCGCAATCCACGTCTCGAATTTCTTTGATCGCGTTGGCGAGCAACACGAAGTCTTTGCGACTCATACTCATCTCATACACTCCTTGTTAGATACGTTTAGAGTTCAGTTCGTGATAACGGCGCACGTAGTCCGCCGTGTCTTTCCACGTAGTAGGGAAGCACTTGCCGTCGTCGCTCTCGGCAAACTCTTCGAGCAGTTCTTTCTTGCCTGCCAGCTTGCCTACACCCAGCATGACTGCGTTGTAGTCCATGCTCTTGTCGACAGCCGCACTGAAGATGTTGCCCTCGGACATCTCTTCGTAGATACGCCAGTCGTAGTCCTCTTCGCCGATCACGTCGACCGCAGCCTGGAACAGACAGTAGAGCTGGTTGTAGTCCCAGGTGCGCAGCGGACCCCACTCAGTGATGTCGTTGCGGTAGTGACTGATGAAGCCGTCGCGGCTGGTGAACATGTCCTTCGCAGCTTTGCGCAGAGCATTGCGACCGACGCGCCGAGCCAGCAGCAGCATGTCCTTGTAACTGACTTTGATGAAGATCTTGTCCGTCTCAAAGTTGTAGTACTTCGGGCTGGTCATCTCCACAAACTCGAACTGCAGGCTAAGCCCAAGCTCTTCGTTGATGAAGGACACGAACGAGTCGGCATATTCCTTGGAGATGTGCTCGTGGGCGACACCGTACCGGCTGTTCTGGTAGATCAGGTTGGCGACCTCGGAGTCAGGCACGTCGTGCTCTGCAGCCAGATGCTCGGCGATCTGTTCCTCTTCACGGTCGATGCCTCCGCTCCACATTGACTCGTAGAACCCCGAAAAGGGTATGCGTGCTTCCATGATTAGCAGCTCCTGAACACGTAGCCCGTGTCCTCGTCGTAGTAATAGTCACCCATGAACAAGTCCCGTGCGAACTTTTCGTAGTCGATGTAATAGCGCACGCTCTCAGGCACTTCATGCAGGTAGCACTCATCGAAGAGTTCTTCGGCGTAGGCCACCTCGCTGTCGTACTTGCCGCAGCGGCTGTCTTCGAAGTTGCGCAGGCTCCAGCTACCAGCCCAGCTGATGTAGGCTGCAGCGTGGTCGTAGTCGATGTCGTTGCTGTCGCAGTCCTCCATGCACTCCTTGAAGCCGCTCAGGTCGAACGCCCCGAAGTTGGACGAGAAGTGCGAGGCCAGATCGCCCTGGGTGTCGGCCACCAGCAGATCGCCGTCGTAGTCTTCAGCGCAGTAGCCAGCTTCATGCAGCGCTGCGATGATCTCGTCTTCATCACCAATGTCTTCAAGGTCGATCCACATGCCCTTGGTCGGCATGCCGTCGACGTAATAGAACGCTTCTTCACTCATCGTCCAGTCTCCTTTGCGCTTCCATGCGCTTGGCTTTCTTGCGGTCGTAGTGGTCCACTTCACCCATGTGGTAGTAGTTGCAGTAAGGGCACTTGTAGGGCTTGATGGCTGCGTCGGTGCGGCGAGACAACTTCCTCGCAAACTGTTCAGCCTGCTTGAATGTCAGCCTTGCCTTGCCGCCGCACGCAACCACTGGAGGTGCGCGGCGGTGCTCGGTCATGTGTCGATGGAGTCTCTGAAGCCCAGGAACACCGGATGGCGCGGCAAGTCCTTCGCGCCTATCTGGAAGTGCTTCACTTTGACCAGACGACCAAGATACTTGTGTCGGTTCGCCCAGATCTCAGCCCGAAGTACGTCGTCGAATCCGGTCCCGCAATTGAACGATCCAGCGGAGTGTTTGAGAACAAGCGCGCCAAGGTCGCCTCGGCCCGTTTTATTTTCTTTGTGAGAGCTGCGCTTCGTGCGACCGAGTTCGTTCTTCGTCGCCGCATTCCCGTTGTGTTGGCGCTCTTCAAACCCGACGATCTCGAACTCTTCATCGACGAACCTCTTTACTTTGAGCAGCAGGCCTTCCTTCGCAGTACTGCGGCCAAACTTGTAGTGGCCGTTCAGGGCGCGCAGGATCAGCCCTTCGTAGCCCGCAGACAGACAGAGCTGTTCATAGTTCAGCAGCTCGTCTCCACCATACACGTGGCGCTGCGCCAGAAATTCCCAGTTCAGCGAGGGCTTCTTGTCGATGCCCAGGGTGCGTGAGACATAGCTGAGGTGTGGGTGTCCGATGTGATCGAACACATAGAAGCGCACGTCCGGCGTGCCGTCCTTGCGCATGACACCGCTCACCGTGTCCGTGTAGCAGGTCTTGCTGGTGGGTGGGCCGACGATGAGTTCGCCGTCGAAGTGCTCCAGCTTACCGAACAGACTCTGGACGTGTTCGTTCGGTATGCGCTTCAGACTACGTGAGAGTACGACGCCGTCTTTAACGATGGCGCGCACACCGTCCAGCTTGGGGCTGGCCAGCACGGGGTAGCGGATGTTGTCGAGGTCTGCCGGACTTGCCAGCATAGGCTTGAATGTCATGGTCAGTGTCTCGGTTCGCTGTTCTTCGCTGCGTCGTCCGCAGCACGGAGCACGATGAGCTGCGCTTCGTAGTCGATGGCCTCTTGCATCATGCGCATCTGACTCAGATTGGCGAGCCGGTGTGCACGCTCGGTGCGCTTCATTTCGACGTACATACGCCACTGCGGGTTGTTCTTCCAGCCCGCTTTCATTTCTTCACCTCGTACAGCTTGTCCGCATAGACGACGTCGCCACGCGTCCACAGCAGCTTCATCGTGCTGATGGTCTGGTCAAGTGCAGCAGGGCCGCGCTTGAGTGCCGTGTTGATCTGCTCGGCGGTGGAGGGTGTCGAGCACGTCTTGAGGATCACAGCACGCACGTCGGAGCCAACACGGGTGCATGCTTCGCCAGGAGGCACCTGGATCGGCTTGGGCACGTACGGCTTCTCGTCCACGGTCTGGTCGAGCGGCTTCAGGGCTTCGGGCGCACGCTGCACAGGGGCTTCGGCATCGCGGCTCTTGGGCGTTACGAGCAGTTTGTACTGCTGGGTGATGTACTCCTGGCGCTCCTGGGTATCGCGCACGGCGTTGCACAGGATCTCGTCCGGCGCACCGGCCAGGATCTTGATCAGATGTGCTCTTTCGTTATCTGTTAGGACTTGCATAAGACTCCGTTAGAGTTTGTGGGCGTGAAAAGGCCGCAAGTGCGGCCCGAGGGTTTACTTGCGAGTGACGGTGATCGTGAACTCAGGGAAATCCAGAACGACTGCGCCGTCGCTCTCAGTGATCGTGACGTTGGGCTTCTTGCCTGCCTTGGCTACAGTGAGACGTGTGACCGGCTCCTGCTCTGGCTCGGCCTTATTCATCCACGTGTAGGCATAGCGCGAGCGCTGCGACTTGTCGTTCGAGTACCAGCGCTGCACCAGCTCGCGGCGCCACATGTGGCCCAGGTAGTCGCTTACGCGGTTGGGGCTGTCAGCGAGCTTCTTGACGCGTGGGTCGTCGTACAGATCCACGCAGGTCTGCGGCTTGTCGCCCGCCGCCCGAAGTAGCTCTTCGAGCACTTCGTAAATCTCCGCTTCGCTTTTGATCATTGGGTTCTCCGGTTTCGCTCAGTATCCAGGCAGCAAGCTCCTGGCGTGTCTGCAGTCTATTCTGAAATTGTAGGGTCGGTACGGGGTGCTCCCACTCTAAGTCTCGCAAGAGTACGCCGCCTGCCTTACAACCAACAATCACTGCCACGTTGCGGCCTTCGTGGTAGCGACCCCACAGCCACTCCAGCTGGAGGGCTGAGCACTCCACTTGAACGTCTGCGGTCACGGGGATGCGCTCGACGAACTTGTACTCCACCCACAGCTCGCTCTTCATGCCGCTGTAGTAGTAGTCAGCCGTGCCGCCACGGTAGGGGTTGTTCATCTTCTCGCCATGCAGCTTGGGTGGCAAGTGCTTGTTGACACTGCCGATGAACGTGTTCTCGGGCTTTCTCACTTGAGTACGCCGTTGAGTTCGTCGTCGATCAGCTTGGTATAACCGGCAATGTCGTGCCAGCTGTCGGCGTAGTTTGGGTCACCGTTCAGGATGCGACCGATCTTGTGCGCAACCATTTCAAGAGCTTCGCGCTGCGAGTAACTGAGGTTGTCCCAGCCAGCATGCGCGCGCATGGTGTCTTTGAGCGACTGTGTAACTGCTGCGTGGCCCACAAACGAACCGTACCGCTTGCCGCGTTCTTCCAGTGTTGCGTCGACAGTCGCTGGTGCGGCTGACGGCGGGGTGTTGTCTTTGATCCATTGCTGGTGTTTGAATGCGCTGTCGGTAAGGCCCATGTTTCCTCCGTGGGTTAAGTTGATTTGAGTTGAATTACTTCTATATGGGCGTCGTAGCGTTTCAGTCGAGCCTACTTGTCCGTATTCTTTCAACGGTGAGCCGATAGCTGTTTCTATCCACGGCGCCCATGTAGAAGTGCGGGAGTCCCCGCACTGCTCTGTACCGCCGCTTAGACCGCTGCGGGCATCAGCTTCGACAAATCTGCCTGGGCCTTGTCATGGGCCTTGGTCAGCTTCTCGACAGCTTTGGTTGCTGCGGCGTCGGCCTTGGCGAATGCCTTGGCTGCTTCGGCCTTGGCCTTGACAGCTGCCTTCAGCTCAGCGGCTGCAGTCTTGACTGCTGCCTTGGCGGTTGCGATGACAGCCTTCTTGTCGGCTGCGGAAAGTACGGCGGATTTAGCACGTGCCATTTTGAATAACTCCAGGTTCGTTGTAACAATGAAATGGCCGTTCTTTCCGGCCTGTCAGACGTTTGACCGACGTCAAGGGTTTTGGTATCAACGGCGAGCGTTGGCTACCTTCTTCGCAGGCACTGCACGACGGGGTGCGGGCTTGGAATCGTTGGCCGCAGTGGAGACATCAGGCTCGACCTGCAAGCGAGTCAGCGTGGACTCCTTGAGGCTCTGCGCGATGGCCAGGAGCGGATCTTTGGTGGACAGCGCTTCAATGACGGAGAAGCGCAGGGATGCCCACTCGTCGTCACTGAAGGAGACCTTCGTTGCCACGCCGCGAATGGGCATGCCGTACTTGGATGCCACAGTCGCCACGTGACCGTCGAAGGACTTCAGGCCAGTGCTGGACACCTTCAGGATCTGAATCGGTGTGTCAGCGTCGGCGTCCAGCGGGATCACGCCCAGCAGGCGGGTGTTGGAGCAGGCCTTGCCACGTCCGTTGGGGGCGGACTTGAACTGGTTTGCCCAGCAACCGGCGCAACCACCTTCGCATTGCACATCAGGGCTGTTGGCCGACGGTACGAGACCGGCAGGCTCCAGGCCGATGGCAAAGCACTTGGGCGGCACGATGTTGTTGCGATCAAACTGCGTGTCGTAGTAGAAGTTCGCAGCCACGAAGTCGACAATCACGCATTCCAATTCGTCGACTTCCAGGCCGTTGGGCAGCTTGAAGGTCTTGCCTTGGGTGACGGTGATGCGGTCGCCGCTGGGCGCAGAGATTCGCTTCTGCAGGGCCGCGACTTCGTTGGCGAACTGCTCGTTGATGTTCGCAGGGAGGTTGACTTTCGCTTTGGCTATCGCTGTGCTCGTAGACTTCGCTGCGGGTTTCGCTTCGGGTTTGGCTTTGGTTGTTGCCATGATGGTTCCTTGCAAGGTTGATGAAAGATTCTCTTAGATTCGCTTAGAGATCGCGCAAGTTGATCACGCGCTTTGTGTACGGCTCCATTCCTGGAATCGCACCTTTCTTCTCCAGCAGCTCGCGCATGGCGGGGTCCGACACACGGCGCTGCAAGAGATGAAACTGTTTGGTCTTGGAGACGTACGCCGTGAACGCATCCCAGTCCTGAGTGTTGAAGCTCGTGGACTCGTTGATGCTGGCGCTTGCCACCTTACCTGTGGACTTGGAGACGCCCTCGGCATCCATCAGTTCGATGAGCTGCGTCTGGAGGGCTTCGTACTCGCCGGTCAGTTCCTTTTCGGTGACTGCCAGGGCACGTTTCTTGGCACGGATCTCTTGCATCTTGTCGATGAGAGAGCCGACGGTGACTTTGGGTTTTCGCATTGCAGTTACGGTCGCCATGATGTTTCCTTAGAAGGAGTTGAGAGAATATCAGAGTGCGTTAGAGTTCAGCGATTGGATTTCGCTATCACGCGCTCACTTGCTGTAGCAGGTGTCGAAGCCGCCGTCCGCATCGAAGGGCATGTCGGCACACCAGTCGGGAGCCTCACGCATGCGAGCGATCTGCGCCTTGAGCTGCTTGTCGGCCAGTCGAGCAGGGGCAGTCGTGACCACCTCATCGTGCGTCAGCATGCTGATCGCTGCCACCTCGTCGCGCTTGAGCTTGAGCTTGCGCAGGTCGTCTTCGATCTTCAGCGCCTGCTGACCCACAGCGATACGGGCGATGGCCTGCACGATGTTTTCCACGACCAGCCCGCCGTACACATACTTGTAGACGTCGAAGGACTTGTACTTGAACGCGCCGGTCTCGCTCAGGTGCAGGCCTGGGTAGTTGATCGGCATGCCGTTGGGGAGCCAGATCGTGTCGGCGTCGAACTCAATCACGCCATCGAACGCAGCGCCGGACTCGCCGCGCACCATGCGGTGCAGCATCAGCTCGGCTTCCTTCCAGGCCAGCGGCACCATGTGGTTCTTGCGCCGGTACAGATTCACGACGCGCTTGGCCTCGGTGGCTGTGATCGGCATTGGCGGACCCATAGAACCCAGCTCCAGAGTGGTCTGGAACTTGACCGCACCCATGCCGTAGCCCAGGCCCAGCACGGCGACCTTGCCCACGAAGCGCTCGCCCTTCGTGATCTGGTCGACAGGCTTGCCATAGATCGCGCTGGCCATGATCTTGTAGACGTCCTCGCCCTTGGCAAACGCATCCAGCACGTCCTGCTGACCGGCCAGCCACGCCAGCATGCGGGCTTCGATCTGGGCGCTGTCGGTGACGATCAGCACGTGATCCTTGGGCGCGATGATGGCACGACGCAGCTCAGAGCCACGTGGCAGGTTCTGCAGGTTGAGCTTGTTGGAGCCGCCCCAGCGACCGGTCTTGGCTGCGTAGTAGTTGTACGACGCAGGCAGCTTGCCGGTCTGACCGGCCTGGATGAGCCGGTTCGCACGGGTCTCGACCTGGGTGCTCTTGGCTGCAAGACGCGCCTGGGCCAGCAGCACGACCTTCTTGTTCTCGTGCTCCAGCAGCTCCAGGAACTCAGGGTCGGACTGGGCGAACGCAAAGCTCTCGTGGCCGGTAGCCAGACTGATCTTGGTGGGTGGCTCGACGCCGAGCTTCTTGAGGGCGTCGGCGAACTTAGGGTTTGAGAGCAGCACTTCCTCGCTGGTCTTGGCCTTGGCGATGGCCGCACGCTTGTGCATCATCTCTTCGGCCAGGGCCAGCTCGGCACGTGGTATGTCCACTTCGAGCTTCGAGTCACAGAACATACGGATCGTTACGTCGATCAGGCGCAGCTCGTCCCACGGGTAGATCTCGACCTGCTTGGCAAAAAGCGCGAAGCACAAGTCCACGTCGGTCTTGCAGCCGTCCATCAAGCCCTTGAGTATGTCGGGCGGCAAATCGCGTATGCCCTTGGTGGGCGTCAGGTAGGTCTCGCTCTTGGCGCCGATACCGTAGAGCTTCGCCACGGTGTCGAGCTTGGCACGACTCACATCAGCGTGCAGCGCACGGGTCATGGAGAGCGTGTCCAGGTAGAAGTGCGGGACGATGCCGTGGTGGTGCGACAGGATGAAGCCGTCGAACGCGGTGTTGTGCGCCAGCAGATAGTGCGTGCTCCAGTCAATATCCTTGAGGATCTTGATGCCTTCGGCTGCGGTATAGCACTTGGCCGCTTTCTTGCCGATCTTGATACCCCAGCAGTGTTCCTTGAACCGTGGATCACGGATGTAGGACGACGTGTTGAGTTCTTTCTTCGTCAGACTGAACTCGGTGGAGTAGAAGGTCTCGGCGTCAACCGTGATCACTTTGTTGAGGTCAATTTTCATGTTGTGGTGGTTTCTTTGGAACTGGTGCCCAGTGGGTCCAGAATGTGTCGCGTCCGTTCCAGACGCCGTATGCAGCCACACCACCCAGGCCAAGCAGTTGCAGCTTGACGCCACGTGGCGTGTCTTCGTTGATGGGAATCCAGTAGTAGTCCGTGGCGACTGCCACGTTCTTCTGGTTGTTGACTGTGTAGCTCATGCCAGCAGCGCCTTCAGCTCGCTCGTGAACTCGTCAGAGCGCAGTGTCTTGCCAGTCAGGCGCTCGTACGCAATCTCGTCGTACGTGCCGCGCGCCACCACAGTGATCGTCTCGGTCTTCTGTGTCTGACCGATACGGTAGATGCGCTTCAAGCCCTGCTTGTACCACTCAAGGTTGTCAGTGGGGCTGGCCCAGATCGTGCGCGTGCCCTTGACCCACGTCAGTCCGTGTGCGGCGCTTTTGGGGTGGGCGAAGATGGCGTCGTAGCCGCCTTTTTGGAAGATGGCTGTGATTTCGGCGCGCTCTTTGTCTGATGCCGAGCCGTCGTAGACTGCAAATCTAAGGCCTCTTCGTTCCGCTTCTTTGCATAGTTCGTCGCGTTGGTGTTTCCACTGGAAAAATACGACGCTATGTGCACACTCCCCCACAAGATCAAGCACAAATTCATAACGGCCAGTATTAAAGAGACTGTAAGCCGTCTCACCGCCGCTATACACCGCGCCAGATGCAATTTGAAGGAGCTTAGTTCGTAGGACAGCCTTGTTGACAGCAGTAACTTTTTCACCGCGAAGGTACGTGACCATCTCGTCTTGCATCTCTGCATAGTGCTTAGCGTGCTTGGCTTCCAGCGTAATGGGTCGTGTGTACTCATGGTTGGGCGGGATGTCGACGCACTCTTCGAACAAGTGCTTGATGGTGATGTCTTTGACCAGAGCAGCGACGATCTTGGCGATACCTGGCTTCTCGGTCCACTTGACCATGTTGGGCATTGGCCCTACTTGTTCAGGCTGACAGACCGCACTCCTGAAAGCAAAAAATGATTTCCCGAGTCGCTTACCGCCATCAAGCAGGAAGTATTGGTGCCAGAGGTCAAGAACACCGTTGGGATCGGCAAGTCCGCACATGTTGCGACGGTGTTCGAAGTGCTGCGCAACTTTGACTGCGGACTTGCTACGCTGGCTCGTGTTGTGCTTGAACGCAGTCGATTCGTCGACGATGAACGTGCCACCTTCGAACGGTTTCCAAAACGACTTGTTCTGCTTGGCGAGCCAATTAACAGCGTCATGGTTCGTGATGACGACGTCTGCGCCTGATGCAAATGCTTTCTCGCGGTTGTGAGCGTACGCCACTGCCACCTTGATGTCGGGCGCGTATTGAGCAAAATCATCAGCCCACGCACTCTCCAGTGTGGATCGTGTGGCGCATACGATGGCGGGCTTGCCGCCTTTAGCACGACGCTCAGCAAAGTCTTCGATTTCGACACGAGTCTTCCCCGTTCCAGGCTCGCTCTGATCGAAGAACAGTGGGTTCTTCTTCAGCGCTGCCTTCGTTTGTTTCTGGTGTTTGAAGAGCGGCTTTTCTTTGTTCATGGCTGTAGTAGCTTTAAGCCAGCGGCATGTTCTGGACACCTTGGGCTTTGAGACGGCGCAGGATCTTGGCCTTGGTCTTTTCGCGCTTCTTGCGTGTGACGTTCTCGTTCCAGGCCGCGATCTCTTCAGGCGGGCTGACGATCATGGGGTGGGTGTTGACGGCCTTGGGTTCCTTGCGCACGCCGGACATGCGAAACAGTGCTTGAATTTTTTGGAACAGGATGTTGTTTTGCATTAGATTGCTTTCGATGTTGTTAGAGTTCAGCCCAAGCCACGGCTCGGGCATTTCTTGAAGTCCATCGCACCAGGGCGACCTTCGTACGGACGCAGTTCTGCGCCGTCGTACGTGCCTTCTGATACCACGATGCGTGGTTGTGCTTCGTTAAGGTCACGTTGCCGACGCACCCAGGGCTGAGAACCACGTACTTCCTTCGGCGCCAGATTGGTGCTGGGCTTGATGTAGTGCAGGGTGGCCGGTGGTGGATCTTTCAGGATCTTGGCTTCACGCTTTTTCGTCATTCAAATTCCTCGGGTACTGTGATGCCGTTCTTGCGCAGCAGGCTGACGGCCTCTGCAGGCAGCGAGAAGCCGCCGTCGTAGTCAACCAGCTCGGGGTTGCCGGACGCGTTGTATTCGCACCAGATTCCGTACTCGACAGATTCGTCCAGTGTGGGGATGTCGAATTCGATGCAGTAGCGCAGCGGGCCGTCCTTATAGCCGTACAGCTCCATCGTGCACGTGTGGTTGCCCAGCTGATCTGGCGTCGGCGAGCTGCTGTACTCGCGCACGATGTTCGTGGCGAACTCAATCTTGTCGATGAGGTCCATCTGCATGTCAGGCTCCTATGATCCCGGCCAGCTGTGCAAGCGTGCACTCAAAGCCTGCTGCGTTCTTGTGACCACCGCCACCGAAGCGCTTGGCTATGGCGCTGACGTCGTAGTCACCGTTGCTGCGCAAGCTGCACTTCACTTGGCGGTCTTGACCGATGTGGTAGACCAGACCGAATGTGCTGGACTTGTTGGCCAGCTCGTGCCCCAGATCACTGCTCAGGTCGGGGCTGGCGTTGACACTCAGACCGGCGAAGTGCACGGTCTCCATGTAGTTCGTGTGCGTCAGCGTGCACTGTGCTGCGTGCTTGGCTGCAGATTCCACGCGGCCCTTGTGGTCGTCCAGCAGGATGTTGCCGATCATGAGCACGTCTTGGTAGCGCTCGCTGTGTTCGACCCACAAGAACTCCGAGTTCCACTGCTCAAAGGTCCAGGGCTTCAAGGCGCGCAGTGCACGGCTGAAGGCCTTGGTGTTGTGGTTTTTAAACTGCCAACGGTCGTAGTCGTCGATGTGCAGGACCAGCTTGGGTATGACTGTGCCGCCGTGAAAGAAGTCCCAGGCAATCAGAGCGCCGCTTCTGCTGTTGTCCAGGACGATGCGGTGCTTTTGCGTGGTGATATTGTAGAAGCTGTCATCTTTGAACGGCTCTTCAGGTGTCCACATTTCGAACGCCGTCTTGTGGTGATCAAGCCACGTCGTGTGTATGGCGGTGGCGAAGATGTACTCCATGACAGGGCGCGGGAAGCTGAAGTCAAGGATGAATACGTGGTGATCCTTGATGTTGCCCAGCAGATCCACATCGTCTGCTGTCTTGATCTGGCCGTAACTCACAGGCACGTACTCGGCATCATCACCGAATACCTTCCAGGCGGCGAACGCAGCACCGAAGCCGTCGGTGCAGTTGGCGTGATAGAAAATGACAGGCTTCATTGCTTAATCTTTCTTGGCGGGGTCGGCGATGGTGATGATCTTCTCGATCATCTGAGTGGCTTCTTGCAGCGTGTCTTCACTGAAGAGCATGTCTTCCAGAACCATGTGCATCTCAGTGAGCTTGTCTGCAGCCATGTTCAAGGTCAGTTGGGAGACGATGTCGTCCTTGTTATTGGTCACGCCGACGGCTGCAGAGGCGTAGAGCTTCGTGGCCATGATCAAAGCCGCCATCAGGTGGACACGTTGAGCAAAGTCTTCACCGTGTCGTGCTTTGGCGACTTCAATGATTTCAGACATGTCCTGGATGGTTTCATGCACTGTGGTAGTAGCGGTCATGGTTCTCTTTCGTGGTGGTTAAGCGTATTTCTTGCGGTAATCTGCAAGGGTCATGGATGAAGTCATGCCGTGTTCACACTGTTTGCCTTTGTTGGGGCCGTACGGGCAGTACTGACAGGTGAAAACGTTTGGATTAGGTTCGAACTTGTTAGATTCGAAGGCTTTGTCAATCTTGAGCGCACGTGCATTGAACGGCTTCACAAAGCTCATCACGTGCTTGCGGGTGTAGTCGACCGGCGTCAGTTCGTCTTTGTCCAGATACCAGAGTTCGACGCGGATGTTCATGACACTGGGGTTGCGGATCGCAGTCGCCAGCGCATAGAGCTGAACTTGTTCGCCGTGCTTGATCTCATTGCCCCATTTCTTGCCGGTCTTGTAGTCGATCACAATGGCGTAGGTCGGCTCTTTGGGTTTGTCGAACATCACTGCGTCGGCTTTCATACGCAGCCACGCAGTGCGGTAGTTCGTCGGGAGCCATTCTTTGTCAAAGCCCCACTCGCCTTCGAGCGACACACGGCCTTCAACGTAACGCTGACGCAGTGCCAGGAAGTCGTCGTCAAACTTCAGCAGCTCGGTGGGCAGTGACTTGGTCTTGCCGAGCACGAAGTTCTCAGCCATTGTGTGGATGGCTGTACCGCGATCAGCGGCTTCGTGTTTCTCTTCGGGGATTTTGTCGATGTGCTTCAGACGGAAGCGGTAGCGGCACTGCTCGAAGTCAAGCAGCTTGGAGTATGACCAGCTCATGGTGTGTCCTTGGGTTTCTGGATGTCGATGTAGGGCACCAGTTCTTGCAGAATGGCGTTGGCGCTGGGGCGCACGTAGACGATGCCCATGGGGTTGATCAGCACCCACTCGCCGCGTTGGGCTGCGCGACGCAGATATTCCAGGGCTTCCAGAGAGGATGTTTCGGGGTTTTTCATTCGCTTGGACTTAATGAGAACTCGTTAGAGTGCGTGAGATTATCAAGCAAAGAATTCAGCTCGCTATCATCATTTTCTAAAGCACCAACGACGCCATAGAGAAGCACTATCGTGAGGGCGATGAGCCAGTTCTTCATTCCAGTTCACCTGTGATGGATTCACTGAAGTCGATCACTTCGACCGACGAGTCAGGCAGTTTGTCGCGGATTTCTGTCATGACGTAGAGCAGACGCTCCAGCAGATCGACAATGTAAGTCGCTTGGGCTTCGTTCATGGTCTACACCCCCTCGTCGGTGATACGGGCCTGCGCGGTGATTTCGTTTTGCAGCTTTTCGATCTCTGTGCGGAGTACCGCGAGTTCGGAGGCGGGGCTATCCAGCGACTCACGCAGCCGCTCGTTCTCAGCTTGTAGTGCGTTCGCCCTATCACGAGCATTGAGCAGCATGTGGCCCAGGTCTTCTTTATCTGCTTGTAGTGCTGCGAGTGCGGTGGCGGGTAACAGCCCCACAAAGTTGCGTACCTGATTGGCGTCATCAAAATTCACGTCACGGTGGAGTTCTTTATTTTCATCAAGGCGCGGGTCGTAGCTTGTGTCTACGTCAACCCAAGCCCATCCATTGCCGCTATCACATTGCTGTTTCCAGTGGTATCGCACCGGCTCCACATCCACCTTGGTCAGTCGCTCCACCAGTGCGTCAATGGTGTCTGCAGCTTCGATTTGCATTGGTGCTACATCCGCAATTGGCATTGATGTACGGCGCAATTTCTGCACTGACCCGCGCAACCGCTGTGCCACTGCCTTTGCTTTTTCAATCATGTCCAGTCTCCTTGAGTGCTGCGCGGACGGCTTCAAGCACGCGGTAGCCAAGTGTTGCAGCGTCACCCCATGTGACAAGCTGTCCTTCTCGCATTACTTCTGTCCAATCAGTTTTCTCTAGCTTCTCCAACGCCGCCCGCAGCTGCTCAATCTCTTGGGCTTGGCTGCGGATGAGTGCGGCGGCATTGTGGTTAAGTACGCCACGGAGAACTGTGTCGAACATCTCTGCATCGAGGTCTGTTGCAATGCGCTCTGCTTCGTCTTTGGTGGTCATTTCGTTTCCTTTTTAACAGTGCATTCGATTGTTCCCCCGCCCACCAGCTTCGCCTCGCTCTTGATGGCACAGTCACGCAGCGTTGCTTGGTCTCCAAGTGCGTTGCCAACGCTCAATCCGAACATCACGCTCGGTACGATAATGATCAGGTACTCGAAAAAGTCCATGGTCTACATCCCTTCGTCAGCGATAGGCTCGGCAAGAAAGAGCAGGAACAGGGAGCGGTGGAGTTCATCTGCAGCGTCAACAACCATTGCATCAGCCATTGACAGCCAATAAGAACCGTACGGCACTGTGTACGTGCCGCCATACTGATGGTTATCTGGCTCCGCTGCCCAACGGAGCGCCGTGCTGATTGGGCCGTATTGCAAGTGCTCGTCGTCTGGGTGAATGCGGTAGTTATAGTCACAGACTTCCGGCTTTACCACCCAAGCTATTCGAGATGGTTCCCATGAGCGCCAGTTAGCTGTGAAGTGTTGGCGTTGAATCCGCGCACCACGCGCTGCTGCGTGTAAGAGTCGGTTGGTCATTTCAGTTGCTCCGCAAGTTTTTCACACTCATACTCCACATAGGCCAAGCTTCGTGCAAGTCCCTTGTCGTAGATGCCGTACTTCTCTACCGTTTGCTTATGGCTATCATCCATAAGCGCTATATCTTGGCTATCCCCATAGTGGTGGCAGTCAAACCCAAACCACCACACCCCGCTCAACTCAGTTGGGTACGCTTTGGTGTCGTCCCCAGCGTAGGTAAGACCACCGTGTACTGCGGCTTCAATGTCGTCATAGCCCTTGCCGTAGTGGCGGTGGTCTCTCGGTACGGCAACATATCCATTACGTACACCCCACGGCATGATCAGAACGACTGCGGTAAACCCCGCTTCTGTCACCCACAGCTTTTCAACTTTGCTCACTTCGTCCTCCCTTCCAGCGCGCTCACGATCGCTTGGTACGCGGTGTCGCGGTCTTTGGCTTCGGTGAAGTCGAAGGCCCTAGACGGGCCATCCGCGCAGATAGTTATCCTCCAACCTGCATCTTCACTTGGGCCGACAGGCGCACCAAACTCCACGCCGTTGATGCTGCGGACTTCGAGCTTGATTCGGAGTTCTTCCTGAAAGATGTTGCGCACAGCTAGTTCAGGACTCGTATCGTTCCAGTCGCCTCTAGCGCCTAGGTACTGAATCTGCTTCCCATCCGCAATCGCCCGCAGGATGGTCTTGGTGTGTTCTGTGAGTTGGGTCATTGCTGGTCTACCTTATGTCCAATTTCAGGGTCACATGCGGAGGCGGGGTCAATTGAGTTTGCGCGGTTGTGAGCCTCTATTCTGTTTGCAACGCGATCAACAAGCCTGTCGTTGTTAGTGCTGCAACCGCAGTCAGAAAGAATCATCTCGGCAAGCCAACGCACTGAAACAGAAGGCTCCACATCCACCTTCAGGTGTGGGCAGTTTGGCTTTGGGTCTGCGAAGCAGTTTGTGCCTGCTTTCCAGTTTGCGCAGCACGGCTCCACATCCACCTTGGTCAGCCTCTCCACTTCAGCAATGAGTGTGTCGATGGTGTCGGCTGCTTCGATTTCACCGTCTGACGCATAGCCAAATTGCTGCATTTCACGCAACCGCTGTGCAACGGCGCGTGATTCGTCTAGTGTGGTCATTTCAGTTCCTTTGGTACACATACCATTGATGGTGTAAACCCCCCGAGCTTTCTTTCTGCAATCTGCACAGATGCAAACTGACATGCTGTAAGTGAACCAAACTCCTGCATGGCTACAGCAGTTTGACTGCCAACTACGCTCCACATGACGATCAAAATGTAGGAGCTCATGCTTTTTCCCCTCTGGCTCTGATAGCTGTAGCGCAGTCTTTTGGCGTAAGTGACGGGTATTCAAGGTGTTCTTCACACACCTTGGCCTGCTCTGCTGCGAGGGTGGAGGCGGGGGTAGGCGCCAACAGAATTGCGCCTTCATCTGGATAGTCGGCAGACGCGACGTACAACCCATGCCCAGAGTGACCACCGCCGATGACTAATCGGATAGGCATCAGATCACCATCCTCATGTACGATCATGTCGCGCAGGAATGTAAGCTGATCATCGTCATCAAGCGTAATGTCTACAATCCAAGCCACCGGATTCATATCCACCTTGGTCAGCCTCTCCAGCTCAGGGAAGGGCCAGTCTTTCAAGTGCTCGATGGCGGCTTTTACAGCCTTGTCCACCACGCTTCCATCTTGGTACTTGTAGTCACCACGTTCACGCGCACCA